ACAGGCCCTGTTGCACACAAAGCAAGCCGCCACCATCAACGTGTACGACGCTATCAGCATCATCGAGGGTGACGTTGAAAGCACCGAAGAAGAGGCGCTGGCCGCATGGCAACACCTGCTTGACACCGGCGTTGTGTGGCGTTTGCAGGGCTACTACCAACGCCAGATCCACGCGCTTGTGGACGCTGGCCTTGTGGAGGTGCGTTAATGTCTGACCATATCGAATCAACCGGCACTTTGATGCTGTGCCGCCACTGCGGTTACAAAACCCAAATCAAGATGGGCACGTTTGCCTACGTGGATTCGCAGATGGCCGCGTTCATTGAATCGCACAGATCTTGCGCCTCGCCGCGCAAGCAAAAGACCGCCTACGAAAAAGCGTTCGACGACGGAGCCGACCACACGCTTACCCACCTCGACAGCCTGAGCCGCGCCGGTCTGACTTTGGCCGAGGCCCTTGACCGAATTCGGTATAACCCCACAGATCGGTCGGGTAAGGAAACCGACTCGGATTAAACTCTGATACACTAAAGCCTCATTCATTTTTTTTAACAGCGAAGGAAATCACCATGTACCGTTTTGCATCATCATCTGCCCAAAAAACCCTGCGTAGCCAGACCCCTCTGAGCAACGAGCAAATTGCTCACTACGCACCCAGCGTGACCGCTTTGGCTCCGCACGATCGCGTTTCCGAGCGCTACACCCACATCCCCACCATCAAGGTCATCGACGGCCTGCGCGATGCTGGCTTCTACCCGTTTGAGGTTCGCCAGACTTTGGTGCGTGACCCAAGCCGCCGCGAGCACACCAAGCACTTGGTTCGCCTGCGCCACCACTCTGCCATTGAGTCCACCGGCAAAGGCGAAGTGGGCGAGATCGTATTGCTCAACAGCCATGACGGCTCGTCGTCTTACCAATTGCTGTCCGGCTTCTTCCGGTTCGTTTGCTCCAACGGTTTGATCGCTGGCGACATCACAAACGACGTGCGCGTTCGCCATAGTGGCAACGTGGTGGACAACGTCATTGAGGGCGCGACGCGCATTCTCAGCGACTTGGAAGTGGCCCAGTCTCGCGTGGGCGACTACAAAAGCCTGTCGTTGACCCATGACGAACAGCGCCTGTTTGCAAACGTGGCCTTGGGCTTGCGTTGGGAGCCAGAGTCTGCGCCCGTGACCGTGGAAAACGTGCTCCGCCCAAGCCGCTGGGCCGACGCGGGTAGCGACCTGTGGACAACTTTCAACGTGGTGCAGGAAAACCTGATCAAAGGCGGAGTCTCAGGACGCGCTAAAACAGGCCGCAGGCTGACGACCAAGGCAGTGTCAGGGGTGAGCGAAAACGTCCGCTTAAACCAGTCTCTGTGGGCCTTGGCTGATGGTTTTGCCAAGCTCAAGCAAAACGCTGTCGAAGTCGAGGAACTGGTGGCGGCATAAGTCAAGGTCAAAAGGTAGGGGGCTTTTGCCCCCCCCCTTTTTTTTGGGAGCTTTCATGATTTCAAGAATGCAACACGCTATTAAGCTGGCGAACCTTTGCTGGAGCAAGGCCGCGGCTGTGGAGCCGGAATTTGTCGAGCAGTACCTTGCACTTGCCGAAGAACTGCTGACGCACAAATCGCTGGTCACCGGCGACGAGTTCAAGCATTTTTGCGCCAGCAAGGGCCTGCGCAGACCGTCAACGCTTCACCCCAACGTCTGGGTGTCCGGCGTGCGTGCACTGCGGTCTATCGGGTGGATTCACCCCGTGACCAAGGTCGAGCCGACTCGGGCCCACAACCACATGCCCAGCGTCACACAATGGGTTTCCATGCTGTACCAAGCCAACCCCAACCAATACCTTTTGCGGCTTTGAAAATAACCCGCAAAGTTGTACGGAAATGTAAATCCGAGTCGGATTAGAGTGTGCTAAGATAAAGCCTCATTCAACAAACAGCGAAGGAAAGCGAAATGGAAGAAAGCCACATTCAGTACCCAGAAGCGTATGCCGCCGCCCGCAGACGCAACATCATCCACAACGCACGCAAAACTTGGTTGGCGAGCACGCCGCGTGCCCACGAAATTCTTGACGCGGTTGACGAGGCCCGCAACTACAACGGCAGGGGTGCCACAACCTACAAAGAAGGCTTTGCTGGCGCTATGGCCTTTGCCCTTGACACCTATGGCAAGCTCACGCCAAAGCAGTCTGAGGCCGTCTTAAAGGGCATTGATGCCCGTGCCGCCCGTAAGGCAGAGTGGGCCAGCAAGCAAGCCGCGCTGGACGCTGATCGGGCGCATGTGGGCGCAGTTGGCGTGAAGGTCACCCTGAACCTGACGTGCGTTCACGTTATCAGTTTTGAAAGCAGTTTTGGTACTGTGTTGATCAACATCTGCGAAGACGATGACAAAAACGTAATCATTTACAAGGGTTGTGCACAGGGCTTTCCCAGCAAGGGCGAAACGGCCACAGTCACCGCCACAGTCAAAGAGCACGGCGTGCGCAATGGTGTCAAGCAAACCGTCATCCAGCGCCCTAAGGTCGCCAAACAAGCTGAAGAGGTGGCGGCATGAATTACGGTGGCCACCACGCAGTTTTTACCAACAAGGTCAAAGAATACGACGCGCACACCTGCACGCGGGCTTTGGCCGACTGCCATCAAACGCTGGCACTTCACCGTGACCTGCCGACCGACGACCCCTATTACATCAAGCTGTGGGCCGAGATCGACGCATTACGCGAACGGCAACTGGCCTTGCAGAAAAAAGCCAAAGCATCCCAATAAACCCTGAATTCAACAGAGAAGGAAAACCCTATGTACACATCAGTAACCATGCACAGAGTAGTTTCCGTGCAAGACCGCACAGTGGATCATTACCAAGAAATGACCGGTCGGAGTTTTTTTGTCAGACATTTTGATATTGAATTTGAAGACGGCTCAACGCAATACATTGCCCTGTACGCCAATGAAGAAAAGAACTTGGCATCGTGGAACGTGCCTTCGGAGCCGAACCTGCAATCGGAAGCCAGAATCATGGTTCAGGCCGTGCCCGATGACGGCTTGGCCAAATACCGCGAAGACTTGATCGCGCAGATTTCGTACGTGGACGACGAGAGCGCCAAGCACAGCGCCCGCATGTTGGAATACATAAAAGTTATAGACAGACGATTGGCTGTCGTTTAAAATAAAAACAGCGCGGTAGCTCAGTGGTAGAGCGCTCGGTTCATACCCGAAGGGCCGGAGGTTCAAATCCTCCCTGCGCAACCATCAAGACGCATGGGGATTGCGGCTCAGGGCTAGACCGAAAGGATGCTACGCCGTGGACGGGGAGAGAAGAAGCCCTAGACCGTCCGTGAACAGTCCCCAGCCGTGTTGGTGTAGCTCAGGAGGAGAGCGACCCGGGTTTGGCCGGGGATGACGGAGGTGCGAATCCTCTCGCCAACAACCTATAGCGCCCCGAAAGCGAATCGAATACACTGCTAGCATTCGTTCACATTCACGGGGATTACGGGTTATGCCAGAAACCAAGCCAAAGACGCGCAAGGCCACGCGCCAAGAGAAGATCATCAAGCCGGGCGTTTACGAGACACCAGTAGATGCTCCCGCGCCCGCAAAGGCCCACAAAAAGACAGGCCGACCTTCCAAGTACGACCCTGAAATAGCCCGGATCATCTGTGAGCAATTAAGCGAAGGTGTTCCCTTGCGCCAGATATGCAGAGACAACGACGGCTTCCCAGCTTGGCGTACGGTTTACGATTGGATGGGTAAAGATAAAGCGCTTTCCGCATCCATCGCACGCGCACGCGACATTGGCTATGACGCGCTGGCTGAAGAATGCCTGCTGATTGCTGACACCGTCCAGTTTGGCCAAAAGCAGGTGATGACTGACGAGGGCACAGCGACGACCATCGAAGACATGCTGGGCCACCGCAAGCTTCAAATCGAGACGCGGCTCAAGCTGTTGGCCAAGTTCCACCCAACCAAATACGGCGACCGCGTGGCCATCGAGGGCGTGGAAGGCGGAGCGTCCATTAAGACCGAAGACCTGACGACCACCAGATTGTTTGACATTATTCGCAATATGGAGATGAAGACCCGTGTTGGATCTGCTTGATCGCGACACGGCGACGGAGTACGAGAACCGACCCGAAACCGACAGGCTGGCAATTGTCAAACATTTGGAATGGGTGGCCAGCGCCAGCCCGCACCAGATTCCGCCTGATCTTGAGCTTGACTGGGCCGTGTGGCTCCTGTTGGCCGGTAGGGGTGCAGGAAAGACCCGCTGTGCCGCTGAAACGCTATGGTGGTGGGCGTGGATCCACCCGGGTAGCCGATCGCTTGTGTTGGCCCCTACGTCGAACGACATCAAGCACACATGCATTGAGGGCGAGAGTGGACTGCTGTCGTGCATCCCGCCGCCGCTGTTGAAGCATTACAACAAACAAGATCACCTGATAACGCTGGCCAACGGCTCAACCATCCGCGGCATTAGCGCCGACAGCTACGAGCGCCTGCGCGGCCCGCAGTTCCACTTCGCGTGGTGCGACGAGCTAGCCGCCTTTGAATACCTGCAAGACGCATGGGACATGATGACGTTTGGCCTGCGCCTTGGCAGAGCGCCCCGGGTCATCGCCACCACAACGCCTAAGCCAAAAGATCTAATCCTCGAGCTTGTGTCCCGTGAGGGTAAAGACGTGGTGGTAGACCGGGCTTCGACCTACGCCAACATCAGGAACTTGGCTGAGAAGTTCACCAACAGCCTCGAGCAGTACCGGGGTACAAAGCTGTACAACCAAGAGGTGCTGGGCGAGCTTGTGGATCTGGAAGACGGCAAGGTCATCAGCCGTGACATGTTCAGCCTGTACCCGGCGTACACCGAAGACGGCCACCCGAACCCGTTCCCCAACTTTGAATACATCGTCATGTCGCTGGACTGTGCGTTTTCTGAGAAGACCCACAACGACCCGACCGCCTGCACCGTGTGGGGCGTGTTCAAGCCGCTGGACGGCCCCATGTCCGTGCTCTTGATCGACGCATGGGCCGAGCACTTGAGCTTCCCCGACCTGAAGCCGCGGGTCATTGAAGAGTTCCAGACCGCCTATGGCGAAGGCCGTGACGCTAAGCGGCCAGACATCATGGTCATTGAAGACAAGGCCGCAGGCATCAGCCTGATCCAAGAGCTTGGCCGGGCGGGTTTACCCTGTAGGGCGTACAACCCCGGGCGGGCCGACAAAATGCAACGCCTGCAAATAGCCGCGGCCATCATCACCACCGGGCGCGTATGGATCCCCGAGTCAGAGTCCCGGCCAAACTACGTCAAGACGTGGGCCGAGGGCTTCGTGGCCCAGATCTGTGCATTCCCGGACGCTGTGCACGACGACTACGTTGATACGGCCACACAGGCACTGCGCATCTTGAAAGACGCTGGTTGGCTCGACATTGACCCCGCTCCGCGATATGATGACGATGACTTTGTAGACACAAAGCCTGCGCGTGTAAACCCATACTCAGCATAAGACCATGGCCAAAATCAAACCACTAGCTCGAGCCGCGGATACAAACCCATCAGTCGTCATGTCATTGGCCGACGAGGTGCGTGCAGAGATGGCCGCTGACAAGGCGGCGAAGCTGGACAAGAACCAGCTTGAAGCAAAGCGCAAACAGTACGAAGCCAGCAGACCGCCGGTCAAAGCCTCCGAGGCATACGGCCAGCATGAGGGTTCATACATCAAGCCCATCTTCTACGACCGCATGCAAGTGGATCTGTCCAAGGGCAAGTTTGGTGGCCCCGGATTCTCAGGCATCCAACTGGTTGACCCGGAATATCAAAAGGCGCGGGCGGTGGCCGGTGTAACCGACCAAAAGATGGCGACACGCCTCATCAACCGCAACAAGGCGCAGGTGCCCAAGGGTGCAAAGGTTATCTGGACACCGTCAGTTGGTGGACTCGAGCAACACAAGTCCAACTCCACCATGTTCAGCGAGTTTGCCGACATCTTTGCCAATCAGCGCAAGAACATGTCGCCTGAGGAGATCCAGAAGCTGAGCGACCGCGCCAGCACCATGACCGACAACAATGGCCGCTTAATCTTTCCCAATGGGATTGACTTAAGTTCGCGCAACTTCCGCAAGGCTGTCAAAACCTACGACCAACGCGCATTGATGGCCGACATCTTCGCTGGCCGTGGTGTGGGTGGCGAGAAGGGCCGCACGGTTCCGATGGAAGAATTGCTCCAGAAGAACCTTGACCCCAACATGGCGCAGGCTGGCACGCTCGACTTGGGCAACCGGCTGTTCCGTCTGGACGACAACGTCATAGACCGGCCCGACCTGCACAGTGATTACCCCAAGATCCTGACGGGCGAAGATCTGGATGTGAACTACCTGCCCACGCCCATTGCCACGGTGTTCGAAGACTTTAAGACGGCCAAGGAGTTAGAAAAGGGCCGCGACATCACGTTGATGGACTACACCAAAAACGACCCAACCCAATTGCTCACGGAAGATCTGCTGACCAGAATGCAAAAGGCCGGATACCGTAAGGGTGGGCTGGCCCGCATGAACAAGGGCGGAGCGATGAAGCGACTGTTCGGTATGGGTGACGAATCAGCGCCAGCAATCCGCTCAGGCCAGACCAGCTTTGATCAGGCCCCGGCCAAGGTGTCGCCACTGTCGATCATGCGCAACGAGCAAACGCCGCTCCCGGTCAATTTCAATGACGAGGAGTTTCGCAAGCAGGTTGGCCAAGCACTGACCCCATACCCGCCACACTACGAAGCCGCCGCGCTTCGGGCCATTGAAGATCTTGAGGCCGCAAAGATTAAGTTCCCCGAACAAGCGGCGCACACCCAAGAGCAAATCGATAGGCACGTCAACAACCTGAAGGCCGACCGCGCCGCCCGGCAGTTCGGTGGTAGCCAGTTGTCCAACTACATGATCAAGAAAATGGGAACCCCAAGCGATCCCATGCGCAAGTTGGCACAGCAGGGCATCTCGGCAGTTCCGACAGAACTGAAAAAAACCCCCAACGCAATTGCAACAAGGGTTGCCGGTAGAAATCCAATGGACGTTGCCAACAAACGGGTAATGACAGCCAACGCCGGACTTCACAGCGCAGGCGTAGAAGGACAGGTTGCAAAAGAAGCCGGAAAGCCTTTGATACAGGCTCTGAGAGATCCGCAAACAGCCTTGGCCGCAAACATTGAATACGGTCTGGACAGCATGCTTCAGCCCATTGCTCGCAAAAACGACCTGAGCGCGTCACCAGAGCAGTTGAAATATTTTAAAGAAGATGAAGTGTTTGTCCAGCCTGAGGTGAACCCCCAAGCGTTTGAAGCGGTTGGATTCACCCGGCTGAGCAAAGAACTGCAAGACGCAATCATCTCCGGCGAGATCCGGCCAGAGCAGGTGTCCAAGATTTCGATGGAAGACTTGACGCGACGCGTGCACAAAGGCGATGTCAAGCGCGAGCAAGAAGCGCTGGCCGAGAAGAAGCGGTTGGCCGGTGGCCTGTTGACGCATGAGACATATGGCAACGGGTTCAGTTGGCAAGAGTTCGCCCCCAAGCGCGAGCTACCAGAGGGCTACACGCAAGATGCCTCCGGCGCGTTCATCGACCCCAAAGGTAACAAGTCTGTAATTCACCCGGGCTACGACAATTTGCAACGGCAACTTGAGGCCGAAGGCGAGATGATGGGCCATTGCGTGGGTGACTACTGCGACAAAGTATGGGGTGGCGAAACGCGGGTGTTATCACTGCGCGACAAAAATGGCGATCCGCACGTAACCGTCGAAGTCAAACCCAACGGGGATGTCAACCAAATTTACGGCCACGGCAACGAAGATGTGATCCCCAAGTACACGGAATATGTGAAGGACTACCTGAACAAAGGTAGCTTTGGGAATGTCGATCTGAGCACCGTCCCCGGCCTCTATGACACGGAATTCAGGGTGTATGGCGGCGCTCGATACGAGCCACTGCCGGGCCATAAACCCCTTTCGCTTGATAAGCATTCAATCAAGCCAATGATCCGCGACATACTCAAAGGCAAGGGCTTCAACGTCAACCGGTTTGTGAACGAAAAAGAGCGAGCAGAGGTGCGCAAGGCACTCAGCGAAATAACCGAAGACGACTACAACAGGTACATGGACGCAAAGTTTGGGGCAGGCTCCGAACGGTTGCCTTTCCAGACCGCGATGCCGCAAGAGTTCAACAAAGGTGGCCTTGCAAAGAAATTGCTTGGCGCGGCCAAGGAGCCGAAATCCTACGGCGCAGTCGATGAGATGGTTGCCAAGGTTGGAGCCGAAGGCCGGTCACCAATCGTGCCGGTTCCCAATCGCTGGTTCCTGTACCCCGACAAGTTCCCCAACCAACAAAAGCTGGTGGAGCGCATTCTGGCCACCACCGGCAAGCGTCGCTTGGATTTCCCCTCCGGCGCATTCATTGATCCCCGCACTGGGCAGGTGTTGGATGCCAACATTGTCGAAGACTTGGGCGTGGTCATTGATCCTAAAACCAATCGGCCCATGATGTCGTCCGGCGCACAGTCGCAGATCGAGGTGCTGGATCCAAAGACCGGCTCGTACACCAAGAGCAATTTGGTGCGTAAGGGCCTGTTCAAGCCCGAGGGCGGCGATCCATTGCTCAACGACCTGAACTTCATCGCGACCATCGAGAAGGGCGACGTTGGCCACAAGTACGGCCTGTCAACGGAATACGCCTCACCAACGGAACTGTTCAACACCCAGACTGGCGCAAACCCCACGCTCCGCCCACGGAGCCGCGGTGACCTGTTCGGCATGGGTGAGGTTGTCGGGCGCGTGAAGATCGGCAGGAGTGAGCCGCATGATGTGTATGAGAAGCTATTCGTGGCCCCCAAAGGCTCCGATGTGCCCGGCAAGAAGCTGAACAAGGCCAAGGGTGGTCTGGCTAGGGCGGCGGTCACCAAGGCCCCCAAGCCCCCATCAGTAGTCCAATCGCTGGCTGATGAAGTCCGCGCCGAAATGGCCGCAGAAAAAGAAGCCGGGCAACTCAGCGCCAAGGCGCGTGCCGATCAAAGTCTCAAAGAAGCTTCAATGGGCATGACGCGCACCGTGCCCAGAGAGCAGGCCGACCTGAACCTCAAAGACTTTTTGGCTGAGAGCGTTGACAAAAACAGGTACTACCACGGCACGTTCAGGGATCCCGCCTCCGACAGGGGCAAAGGCTTCAAAGAATTCCGTACCGGCCAAGCCGACTCCTCATTCCTAAGCCCTGACCCCACATTCGCTGGTGGCTACGCTGGTGGCACGTTGATGCCGCTCAAGCCAGAGTTCCAAAAGCATGGCAAGTTTCAGATGCCCGATCCAGACAGATACCAGATGCCTGAAGGCACTCGTGTGATGCCCGTCTATGCTCAGGTCAAAAAGCCGTTTGATTATGAAAACCGTGAGCACGTCAAAATGTTGGCCGAGCACCTGCGCCAGCAGGGCGTGCCCGCCAGTCAGATCATGCGTGACATCAAAGTCATCAGCGCCCCAGACGAGGCCAACAATTGGATGGCTTTGGAAAAGGGCTACATCGTCAGGGCTTTAAAAGATCTAGGCCATGACGGCATGTACGTCAAAGAGCTTGATACCAAAAACTTGGGCGTATTCAACCCCAACGTAATCAAGTCTGCCATTGGCAACAAGGGCACGTACGACACAAGCAAAAAAGACATAACGCAAAAGAAGGGTGGCCTCGTTGGAACACTATAAACTTTTAGAAGGCTGGGGCCACGGCGATCTGGTCAAGCACATGAAGGCTGGCGGATCCGCCGATTCATTCGACCCCGAGAAGCCGTCACCCATTTATGTCCCGGCGCTGGCCGAACTGCGCGAAACGTTTGCTGGCATGAAAAACCCAATCGCTGACGGAACCAATGTTCAGTCCTACGCAGAGGCTGGATTCGTCGAGCCGTTTGGCGTGGATTCGTCCCCGCCAGAAGACGAAGACTCTGAATTCATGCGACGCATGGCCAAGAAGCTGAGCGAAAAATTTGGCCGGGAGGTCAAGACGCTGGCCACCAAGCCCCGGGCATTGGCTGATTTCATCGTAGATGACATTGGCGCAAACATGGCCGGTGGCATGGGCGACTACATGAACATGCCGCTGGAAGCCATTGATTATTTGCGAGAACAAGCCGCAGTCCAGAACAAGCGTGGCTACGTGCCCGAGTCCGTAATGGGCGGCAAGATGGTTCCCCCAAAGGTCAACAAGCTGGCCATGCCTGAGGATCGCAACTTTTCATCCAAAGGCGCAAAGGCACTGAACAAGAAATACGGCTTGAGTTCCGGTAAGAATGAAACCCCGATGCTGAGCGACGTGGCATCGTTTGTGGCCGATCCCTTGCTGGTAGCTGGCCCGCTGGGCAAAGCCTCCAAAACAATCATCCAAGAGGGCTTACCCCGGGCAACCGAGATGGGCATGAACGCCGCCTACCCGGCCATGCGCAGGCCATTCACCCCGGTTGACATCACGGTAGAGGGTGTCGGCCCGGATCTGGGCAAATACAAAAGCCCAGCGTTTCAGGACTACATCACCAAGCAAAGCGTTGGCGAGGGCACGGAAGTCCCAATGACCACGATTGGCGGACGCAAGGCCAAAGAGCGCAAGGGTCAGGGCGTTTACATGAACGAGGACACCCCGCCGACACTTGAAACCAATCCGATGAAAGCGTTCAGCGTGCGTAGCGGCGACTTGTCCACCGACAAGAAGCTACGAGCCGATGTAGCCACCGCTGGCCGCAGTTTGAACCAAGAGGCCATGGCCGCACACCGGTTCTTGCCAATCGCCACGAACAACATAAAGGACGCGTCGGCAATGCTGATTGGAAGCAAGTCTGGCAGGCCGTTGACCAAAGAAGAAGTGATTCTGATTGGCCAACAATTGCCCGGCATGATCGTGTCGCATAACCCGCGCACAGGCTCGGTGTTTGTTGCTCCGTTTCAATCCAAGGCAAACGCGGTTGACAAAGAACTGCTGGACGCGCAAGCCGCCGCTCGCAACGTTTTAGGCAAAGATGCCAAGACGCAATTGGGCCGTGCGGACGAGAAAAAAGACCTGATGTATATGCATAGCTCTACTTACGCAGAAGAAGGTGCCCGACCAATTGACCCAGCCGCCAAGGCCAAGAGGGACGCTTTGCGGAAGATGGATCGTTCGTTTGTTGACCCTTCAAAATTGCGTCGCGTGCCAAGTAATGCGAAGCCTTTGCCTGCCAATACAGCCAATTAAATGATGTACAGCAACGCAACGCATGTGCGCGAGTCATATAAGCCCCAACAATCTCGCTTGTCGGGACAAACAGCACGCCCCAGTTTTCGGTGTCCAAAGGCACAACGACGTGTGGGTAGCCTTGCTTGTAATGCTCGCTGAAGTCAATTTGATAGCTCATAAACAAATTTTAACATAAGGTTACACAAAATGGCCACCAAACCCCCAATTACCTCAGAAAACGACGGAGAATACAACAGTGTTGTAGTTAATGAACTGGACGACGAGCTTGAGGAGGAAGTGGAAGTCGAGGCTCCCGAGGTCGAAGACGAGGACGTAGTTGAAACGCCTGATGGCGGCGCAATTGTGCGTATGCCCGACGAGTTCAAAGGCCCGCGGGAAGACGGCGAGTTCTACGAAAATCTGGCCGAGACGCTCGACATCTTTGATTTGTCCGACATTACGATCCGCTACCTTGACCTTGTTGACAAAGACAAGGAAGCCAGAAAGAAGCGCGACAAACAGTATGAAGACGGCATCCGTCGCACCGGTTTGGGTGATGATGCCCCGGGCGGCGCGTCGTTTATGGGCGCAAGCAAGGTGGTGCACCCCGTAATGGCTGAGGCTTGCGTGGACTTTGCGGCCAGTGCGATGAAAGAAATGTTCCCGCCAGACGGCCCTGTGCGTACACACATTCTGGGCGAGCAGACTGACGAAAAGGTTGACCGAGCCGAGCGCAAGCGCGACTACATGAACTGGCAACTCACGGAGCAAATCCAAGAATTCCGCGACGAGCAAGAGCAGTTGTTGACCCAATTGCCTTTGGGCGGCAGTCAGTACATGAAGATGTGGTACGACGAGAACCTTGGCCGTCCGTGCGCGGAGTTCATTCCGATCGACAACATGCTTTTGCCCTTTGCGGCATCCAATTTCTACACCGCACAGCGCGTGTCGGAAATCCAAGACATCACGGAATGGGAATTTGAGCGACGCATCGAGTCGGGTTTGTACCGAGACATCACGTTTGTGCGGGCCTCAAGCGAGCCAGAAGAATCTGGCGCGGAAAAAGCCTCAAACAAGATCGAGGGGCGCGAATTCAACGACAACGAAGACGGCTTGCGTCGTGTTTTCCACATTTATACGTGGCTCGAGCTTAAAGACGACAAATATGCAAGCGGCAAATCAGCCCCTTATATCCTGATGATCGATGAATCGTCACTTAAAGCCGTGGGTTTGTATCGCAACTGGGAAAAAGGCGACGCTCGCATGACCAAGCTGGACTGGCTGGTCGAGTTCAAGTTCATCCCTTGGCGTGGCGCGTACGCAATCGGCTTGCCCCACCTGATTGGCGGGCTGTCTGCGGCCCTCACAGGCGCTTTGCGGGCCCTTTTGGACACCGCCCACGTCAACAACTCGCTGACCATGCTCAAGCTCAAGGGCGGGCGCAACAGCGGCCAGACCCAACAGCCTGAAATCACGCAGGTCACGGAGATTGAAGCGGCTCCCGGCATCGATGACATCCGCAAAATTGCCATGCCCATGCCTTTTAACCAGCCAAGCCCGGTTTTGTTCCAGTTGTTGGAATGGCTGAGCAACGCGGCTAAGGGTGTTGTGAGCACGGCAGAGGAAAAAATCGCTGATGTCAACAGCAACATGCCCGTTGGCACGACTCAGGCGCTTATCGAGCAAGGCGCTAAGGTTTTTAGTTCAATTCACGCCCGTATGCACGACTCGCAACGCCGAGTTTTGCAAATTTTGGGTCGGATCAACCGCTGGTACTTGGATGAACAGTACAAAGGCGAGATGGTCGAGGATTTGCAGATTTCAAAGTCGGATTTTGATCGCAACAGCGACATCGTTCCCGTTTCTGACCCGCACATCTTCAGCGAAACACAGCGCATGGCCCAAATGCAGGCGGTTATGCAGTTGATGGCCACTTATCCACAGAGTTTTGACCAAAACGCCGTGTTGAGCCGCGTTATGAAGCAACTCAAGATCCCCAACGCCAACGAATTGATGCCATCACAGACAAAAGCGCAGGAAATGGACGCGTCAAACGAGAATGCGGCTATGGCGCTTGGTAAGCAAGCGTTCGCTTACGCCAGACAAGACCAGTTGGCCCACATTCAGACGCATTTGGACTTTGCTTTGGATCCAAACTTGGGGTCAAACCCTTTGATTGCGCAGACTTACACGCCATTGGTGATGGAACACATCAAACAGCACATGATGCTGTGGTACACAAACCAGATGGAAACCTACGTCACGGCTGGCAGTTCCGTGGAACTGGGCAAATACGAAGACAACAAGCTGGCCAGCACGCTGGACAAGGCCATGGCAATTGCCGCCGCACACGTCAAGCTGGACTCGGCAGAAACGTTTGCCAAGGTCGTGCCAGCCCTCCAAGAGCTTGGAAAGCTTATGCAAGGCTTCCAGCAAAAGCCGCCACTGGACTCAGATGCCGAGGCCGTGTTGCAGGCTTCGTTGGCCGAAACACAGCGTCGTGCGGCGCGAGATCAAGCCGACATCGAACTGAAAAAGCGGGATCAGGAAATTAAGGTTGCCATGAACGCCGAAAACAACCTTACAACAGAGCGCATCAAAACAGCCGATATTTCTGCTGACGAGATACGACTGCGTAGCGAGCAGGAAAAAACTGCCATTCAACTTAACCAGCAAGCACAACGTGATTTAAGGAGTTAACCATGAGCACAAACGGAAAAATTGGCGGTACACCACCCGGCCCTACACGACAGCACTATCGTCTGGCCACAGGTCAAAGCGTCAATGAAATGCAATCACAAACAGCGACCACGGCGAACAAAAAGAGCATGGGCGGATTGGCCGCTCTCAAACAGCCCAAAGGCAAAAAGTAAGTATGCGTCTTGTCAGCGATTTAATTAGCGCTATCAAAACTCGCCAGTCGGACTTGAAAGACTCATTAGCCGGGGGTTATGCCCTGAACATTGAGTCTTACAACCGAATGGTTGGTCAATACGCAGGCTTGCAAGAGTCGTTGGATATTCTTGAACGTTTAATGGATGAAGAAAATGATGAGTGATAGCACGGTAGCGGGTTATGCCGCTGATGTAGAGGAGGCTTTTCCTCTTGTAGACCCCGGAGCAAGACCACTTGGCGCACGAGTTTTAGTACAACTGCGTCGGACAAAAAAGACAGTCACTGCAAGCGGGATTGTGTTGGTTGAAGAAACACGGGAAACCGAAAAATGGCAAAACATGGTTGGCAAAGTTCTTATGTTGGGCCCTCTGGCCTTTCGTAAGCGCGACTCCATGGAGCCGTGGGTGGAAGGTGTGTGGGTAAAAGAAGGCGACTTCGTGCGCGTGCCCAAGTGGGGCGGCGACCGCTGGGAGGTTCCTATGCCCAACGCTGAACACGATGATGACCCCGTCCTTTTTATGGTTCTCAACGACCATGAATTGATCGCCACCGTCACTGGCAACCCACTTGCAATGAAGGCATTCATATGAGCACAGAACAAAATACCCAAGAGGTTATGTACATTCAGGAGGCCGCGGATGGTGGTGCAGTCGTTGACTTGCCGCCAAGCATTCCAAGCCCAGAAGCCCAGCAAAACGAATCGGTTGATCCAGTAGAAACCGATGACGATGATGCGGCGGCGGAAGCCGCTGAGATACAAGCCAATGGATTCGTAGATCCAGAAGCACAAGCCATTCGCGAAGCTAAACGCGCAAAACGTCGCTCACGCAAGGACTACCATCGCTCAGTACAGGCAGAAAAAGATGCCAAGCTGGCCATGCTGGAACAGCAAAACCGACAGTTGTTGGAGCGCGTACAGGTTGTCGAGCGCAAAGCCTTAGGGCAAGACTTGGCACGACTGGACAAGCGCATCAGCGACGAACAGAACAGCATCATTTACGCAAAACAAAAAATTAAAGAAGCCGCTGATACCGGCAACGGCGATTTGATGGTGAGCGCTCAAGAACTGCTGTTAGAAGCCTCGCGTAACTATGAAAGTTTAGTTAATCAAAAACGCAGGTTCACAACTCCGCCGCCACAAAAAGAAGAAGCGCCAGACCCCATGGTCACGCGTCATTCACAACGGTGGATTTCAAAAAACACTTGGTACAACCCCCGGGGCCAAGACCGCGATTCCAAAATCGCCTTGGCCGAAGATCAACAGCTTGTCAGCGAAGGGTACGACCCGTCGTCACAAGATTATTGGTTTGAGCTTGACAAACGCTTGCAAAAAGTCTTGCCCCATAGGTATACTGATGACATGGACGAAAATCCAGTGAGGACTCAAAGGCCAAGAAATTTTCAAACAGGATCAGGCCGCGAACATGCATCGTCTTCAGATGGTCGAAACACCATCACGCTATCACCCGAAAAGGTGAGAGCAATGAAAGATGCAGGTATGTGGGACGATCCCGTCAAACGAGCAAAGATGATTAAACGATACGCGCTCGAAGCAAAAAATTTAAATACCTAAGGAGTTCAAAAAATGGATAAACGTCTAAAGAAAAACCTTTCTGCTGGTGGACGCGAAGATCGCGCAAGTCTTGACTCAAGTCGAGAGGCCCCAGAGAAAACGTTCGTATCAACCGATGAGCATTTTGCAGAGCAAATGTGGAAGGATGAATGGACACAACAGGCATTGCCCACTGCCCCCCAGATACCCGGGTTCCATGTGACTTGGTTATCTACCACGAACAGTTACGACAGTATCGATAAACGAATCCGACTTGGATACACACACGTCACGGCGAATGAGGTGTCCGGTTTTGAAAATTATCGAGTAAAAGCTGGTGAGCATGTAGGTTTCGTAGCGTGTAATGAAATGCTTTTGTTCAAAATCCCGAATGGGCTTTACCAAAAGATCATGAAGCATTTTCACCACGATGCGCCGCTTGAAGAAGCGAACAAGATTCGTCTTGACGCGACAAAACAAGTGGCACGAGATAGCTCAGGACGTAGGCTCGGAGTGGTTGAAGGTGAGGGTATGGACAATATTGATGCACCCGTTGCTTGCCCAACTTTTGAAGGCTAAGCAAAGTTTTTTTAAACAAGGAGTGAGACTATGTCTTCAACTAATGCTCCGTTCGGTATGCGCCCGTCGTTCCACCCTTCTGGTTTGGATCGTGCACAAGCGCTTGCTGGCGGAATCGCGTCTGGCTTATCCTCGAACATCTTGAAGGGTCAGCCCGTCAAGTATGTAGCGTCGGCGGGAACAATCACCCCTGTCACTGGCACTGAAGCTTTTGCTGGTGCCTTTGCTGGTGTGGAGTACACCGATGCAACAGGTTTGCGTCGTGTAAATAACCAATGGCCCGCCAACACCACTTACCTAGCCGGTTCGTGCGTAGCGTATTTCTACAACGACATCAACATCGTTTATGAAATTCAGGCTGATGGTTCAGTTGCACAAACTTCAATTGGCAACGAAGCCAACTTCACTACCGCCAATTTGGCGGCAGGCTCGCAAGTCACTGGTTTGTCCGCGGCCACCCTGTCCAACTCTTTGGTTGGTAACGGTGTCCAAGGTCAAATGCGTATTGTTGACATTTCGCCCGACTTGAACAACGCGTGGGGCGATGCCTTCACCATTGTTCGTGCCGTTAATGCAGAATCACAAATGTTCGGTAGCTTCACCGCATTTGCTTAATTAGGAGGACTAAAAAATGGCCGCTCCAATGCGCAGTACGGACTTTAGAAGCATCGTTGAACCAATTCTCAACGAGTGCTTCGATGGAGTCTATGACCAACGTACCGATGAATGGTCACGAGTTTTTCGTGAGTCTGAAGGTATTCCTCGTAACTATCATGAAGAGCCTGTCCTTTATGGATTTGGTGCCGCTCCTCAGTTGCCTGACGGTTCACCCGTTAGCTACCAACAAGGCGGCGTGCTGTTCCTGAAGCGCTATGTGTACAACGTTTATGGCTTGGCCTTTGCGTTGACCAAAGTGCTTGTGGAAGACGGCGACCACATCCGTATCGGCAATGTTTACGCTCGACACTTGGCCCAATCTTTGATTGAAACCAAAGAAACCTTGTCGGCTAACATTTTGAACCGCGCCTTCAATGCCTCCTACCCCGGCGGTGATGGTGTTCAACTTAACTCCAACGCGCACCCAATCGTTAGCGGCACCGCTAGCAATTTGTTGTCCACCGCGGCGAACTTGTCTCAAACATCTCTCGAACAGATGCTGATTCAAATCCGTCAAGCTGTTGACAACAACGGTAAGCGTATTCGTTTGGTTCCCAAGCAATTGGTGGTTGCCCCCGGCAACATTTTCCAAGCGGAAGTTTTGTTGAAATCTGTCCTGCGTAGCGGTACAGCAAACAACGACATCAACCCTGTTAAAGCCATTGGTCTGCTTGACCAAGGTGCCGCAGTGTTGTCTCGTTTGACTTCGCCCAACGCATGGTGGGTTCAGACTGACGCGCCCGAAGGCATGAAGCTTTTGATGCGCCGTAAGCTGGAGAAAACCATGGAAGGCGACTTCGAAACTGACTCTATGCGCTACAAAGCGACTGAGCGTTACGACGTTGGCTTCACCGACTGGCGTGCCATGTACGGCACACCGGGCGTTTAACCGTAGTGCAAAGTGGGGCGGGACAAAAATCTCGCCCCTTTTTTTAATTTTCGTCAAGCTTTTCAAGGAGAAGACGATGCCTCAATTTTCAGACGACTTATATTTGGGTGCGGCCCCAACTTATCAAAATTTGACCCAGTACCCCACATCCGCAACCTTTACCGGTTCAATCGCAACCACAGTGCTGACTGTCACTGCAATTTTGACGGGTGACGTTATTCAGCTTGGCCAACAAGTGAATGGAACTGGTGTTACTGCCGGTACGTTCGTTACTGGCTTTTTGACTGGTACAGGCGGCATTGGCACTTACTCTGTCAACGTTTCACAAACAGCCTCCAGCACAACCATGACCTTGTCTGGTAATGCTGTATTTGGCGATCCATCGCAAATGGATACAGGTGTTGGCCCTATGGGTCGAATCTACGTCTTTGACGTGGTTCCCTTGACTTCCAACACGGCAAATATTTGCGCCAGCCAAACACCTGCGGCGGCTGGCAACCTTTCCTTGCTTAACACCAGCTTGCTTGGCAACCGTTACGTCGTCCGCGCCGACGGCACACCTGTTGTGCAGTTGGATTGCCCTCGCAACGTTAACGTCACTTTGGCGGCTGGTGGAACTGCTCAAGTGCACACAGTCACCGGCTGGGATCTTTACGGTCAGGCCATGTCAGAAGCCATTACGTCGGTTGCAAACAGTACCGTGCAAGGCAAAAAAGCCTTCTTCCAAATTGCCAGCGTAGCAACTGCTGGTGGAAGTACAACTGCTGTCACCGTCGGAACTGGTCAGCTTCTTGGCGTACCTGTTCGTATCACAAGCGGCGTGTACATCTGTCACGTAGGCTGGGATTCCGGCTTTGCTTTGGACACCGGCACTTTGGCTGTGGCCGATACAACCAACCCCGCAACCACCACCACTGGTGACGTGCGCGGTACGTTTTCGCCAACTTCCGCCCCTAACGGCATCCGACGCTTGGTGCTTGGCATCATGCTTCCCGCTATTGCCGCTGGCCCCAACGCGACTCGACTGGGTGCGTTTGGTGTAAATCAAAACCTTGCAACCTAATAGGGGAATGTCATGGGTCAATTTAAACCAATGGTGAAAATGGAAACCACTGAGCCATCAGTGATTCTGAAGCTGAAAAAGGGTGGCCACGTCAATTACAAAGACGGCGGTCAAGCCGAAAGCGGTCACACAAAAATGGCAGGCGGCGGCAAGATGAGAGGCGCTTTGCAAATGAGCGCTGAGCCTGCTTTCAAGGGTAAACCAGTTGTGAATGCATCTGTCAAAAATCCTTTGACCAAATTGACCAAGGCCCTAAAGCCAGTAGTCAAAGCCGCCACAGGTGTTACAACACGCACCGTCGATCCAATCGCCCGAAAAGAGCAAGACCAAGCTCGGTTGAAAGCATTGGATGATAGTGCGGTTAGGCTCAAAGCGGCTCAGCCAATGCGAAGAGCCAAGGGCGGTAAGGCTGACATGGCGCAAGATAAGGCCATCGTCCAAAAGGCTATGAAGCAACACGACACGCAACAGCATGCAGACAAAACAAAGCTGAAGCTCAAGCATGGCGGCAAAATGGCAACTGGCGGTGTGGCAATGAGCAATGCAGGCGGTTACAAAACTGGCGGTGTTGTGAACAACAAACCCGGCGGTTACAAGACTGGTGGCGTAGCTATGGCCAACGCTGGCGGTTACGCCAAAGGCGGCATGGTTGATACCGGTAAGGCTGAAAAAATGCCCCAAGGTATGAAAAAGCCATCACCTCCTGCTACCGGCCAAATCAACTTCTCTGGCGCTTATGCAAACGGCGGTAGAGCAACTATGGCCAAACCGATGGCGAAACCGATGGCAAAGTCCTCTGCACCTATGGCTGTAAATCATTCTTCACGCGCTTTGCGTGATGAGGTTTACAAGCCTCAGGCAAAGCAGATGCGCACGCGAGTCTATAAAAAAGGCGGCAACACAGAAATGTGTTAATTTTCAAGTTGCGCGTTGATTCATGCAAGGGCTGTGGCCCTTGCAGTTTTTGCAAAGGAATGTCATGTCTGTACAAGTAGCACAAAATCACCCGATACCACGTAATGAAAACCAAGGTAACACCCAAGCCTCGGCTCGGTCACACGCATACGATGGTGTTGACAAGCTTCGCGTTTCATTGCCGCAATCGCTGATTGACACGGATTTTGAATACGGCCTACAACCCACCAAGTGGGAATCCGTTTCTTTGCAAAATAATCGGCAAAGTATTTATTTCGACCCACAAGTGCCGTTGCCAATAGTTTTCGGCACAGGCATAACCTCAGACGGCGCATCTCCTCGTTCACTGATCACGGTGAATGTGACTTCTAGCGCCCCATCAGTTGGCCAGCCAGTAGTTATTCAAAACGCACTCGACGTAAACATAAACGGCACTTGGTACGTACAGTCAACCTCGGGCGGTACAAGCTTCACGTTTTATGCGGGTGGTGTTGTGCCTGCAAGCGTTAATTACGCCAATCCAGCAAACACATATGCGTATACCGGGAACTTCTTCTCGCGATGCGGATTTAACCTTGCCTTAAGCGCGTTCACCGCTGTCGGCCTAACGGTCACGGTGACTACGGTCACGCCTCACGGCCTCAGCCGGGGCAATCAAATTTACATTACAGGCTTGACCGGCACAAACCCTCCAAATGGAGCGTGGACTGTCGATTCTGCCGCAACCGCGAATACATTTACTTTCACATCAATTCTTGCCGCCAGCGGGATTACAAACTCGGCAGGCACGTCAAACGTCTTTTCAAGACCCGCTGGATTTCTTGTTAATCGACCTTTTGACGGCGGTGTTGCGTTTACGTCTGGCGCGTCTGTGCCAAACGCTCAACTGATTCGACAAACCCGAAGATATTTCCGGTATCAATCAGGAAAGTCTATTCAATTCTCTACCGGCTCATCTATGATGCCGTCTTTGCCTGTTCAGTCAATAACTTCGTCTGGACAAACAGTCACGGTAACAACTGTCGGAGCGCACAATTTAGCGGTGAGCACTGTTGTTCAAATTTCCAATGCAAATCAAACTGCATACAATGGAAACTTTCCAATTTTAACAACCCCAACATTAAATACGTTTACGTATCAGGCAATCACTCCGCCGGGAGTTACCCCCGCAACAACAAACACCTTGTTTAGATTGTGTCCTATCAGTTGGTACGGTAGCGTCAACAGAATGGGCATTTTTGATTTGCAAAACGGTGCATTCTTTGAATTTGACGGACAGAATCTGTTTGCCGTCAGACGCAACAGCACATTGCAAATTTCTGGAACTGTTCAAGTCACGCTTGGATCAGGTACTGTGACAGGCATCGGTACATCTTTTGCAACACAACTCACCGTACGCGATTACATCGTCATTCGCGGGCAGTCGTATCGTGTTTTGAACATCGAGAGCAATACCGTATTGCATATTTCGCCAGAGTATCGCGGCGAGTCCTATAGCGGGTCTGCCATTGGCGGATTTACGGTTTCACGCACACGAGATTTGCGGATTCCTCGCTCGCAGTGGCAAGACCCACTTGATGGCACGGGCCCGTCAGGATTCAACATTGATTTGACGCGCATGCAAATGTGGTTCGTTGACTACTCATGGTATGGCGCTGGCGTAATTCGCTGGGGCGTGAGAGCCACTGGCGGCGCAATTATTTATTGCCACACGCTACAGAGTAGCAACATCGAATACGAAGCGTACATGCGGTCAGGCAACTTGCCTGCTCACTACGAGGTTGACGGCGTTTCTCCGTCAACCCAAACTACCGCAACATATTCAAACACTGAAGTTGCAGGCTCAAGCATTTTTGTAACCACAACTGAGGGATTCCCACCAAGCGGATCAATTCGGGTTCAAAACGCTGGCGTAAGCGGAAGTGCGGAGGTGATGACCTATTCGCTCAAAACCCCAACAAGTTTTGTGATAAGCGGACGCGCCCAAACTGGCGGCTCTTTATCTCAACAAAACTTCCCTTTTAGTTCAACCGCCTCAGTCGGAATTGAATACGTTTCGCCTGACACAACCGTTGTGCTTAACCACTGGGGTTCGTCGGTCATCATGGATGGACGATTCGATGAAGACAAATCATTGATTTTCAATTTCGGCTCAACTTCAACGGTTAGCATTCCTGCGGGACAGACTGTTCCAATTATTGCTTTGCGAATAGCCCCGTCGGTTGATAGCGGCACAACGGGCTTGTTTGGCGCAAAAGAAGTTGTGAACCACATGCAATTACAACCATACGAATTGGGTGTTATCACAAGCGGCCCGTTTTTGATTCAATTGACCTTAAATGCCTTTGTTACGGGTTTTACGGGATCTTTTGTTCGGCCCGTTACTGGCACGCAAATCAGTTCTTCGTTGGCGCAAATTGCTTTAAACACAAGCGGATCCGCAACCATTACGGGTGGCGAATCGGCTATTGCGGCTTTTACCAATACCAATGGTGAAACAACATTGGATTTGCGAGACGTGCGAGATTTAGGCAACTCAATTTTGGGCGGCGGATTTTCAAACACAGCGTCAACAAACCGTGGCGGCTTCTACCCCGACGGCCCCGATGTTGTTTACGTGTCAGCCACTAACACCGGCGCGGCGGCGCAAACAATCTTGGCGCGTCTATCTTGGAAAGAAGCTCAAGCCTAAATTTGGAGCGGACAACATGAAAAAAAAGGGACTTTATGAAAATATTCATGCAAAACGTGAGCGGATTTCTGAAGGCTCTGGCGAAAAAATGCGCCGAGTGGGTAGCAAAGGTGCGCCAACGGCTGATGCCTTCAAGCAGTCAGCCAAAACAGCCAGAATGAAATCAGGCGGCAAGATGACCAAGTCCTGTTGGTAAAACATGGCAAAAAATCCATCCTTATCAGTTGGCCGCGGAGAAAAACTTCCGCAGTCAAAAGGCGCTGGATTAACGGCCAAAGGTCGCGCCAAATACAACCGCGAGACTGGGTCAAACTTAAAGGCTCCACAGCCACAGGGCGGCTCACGCAAAGATTCATTCTGCGCTCGGATGAGCGGTGTTGTAGAGCATTCAAAGGGTGACGCTCCCCGCGCAAAGGCTTCGCTAAAGCGCTGGGATTGTCCGGGATGGTGATTTGGTTAACAATGTTGAGTAGGAAGATTAATGTCGTATTCAGGAACCATTGGAACCACCGTCATAGACGTACAGACACTGATTGAACACGGTGCGCGTAGATGCGGAAAATTGGCTGAGGAGCTTACATCTGAACAGCAGGTGTCAGCAAGGGAGTCGCTGTTTTTCTTCTTGAGCCACCTTGCCAATCGCGGCATACAGTATTGGTGTATCCAGAAAAATATTCTGGGCGCAAGACCCGAAGAATACATTTATTCGTTGCCAGCGGGCACCGTTGACGCTTTGAATGTTTTGTACAGAACCATGGATCGCCCAACCGGAACGGTTGCATCTTCTGCTGGCGGCGTGGCGGCAAACGCATTTGACGGCGACACCAGCACATTTTGTCAGCAAGGCTCAGCCGCCGGAAACATTTCAATCGATTACGGCGCTGGCCAAAACATATACGTAGCATCGGTTGGCTTCTTGCCATACGTTGCTGGCGGAGGCTCGCAAACATGGAGCTACGTTTTTGAATCGTCCACTGACGGCATTACGTGGAACACTTTGTACACCGGCACAAACGTCGCCATCACTGACAACACTTGGGTGTGGCAGGACATCGACCCGGGCGCGAGCGTGCCTTACTACCGTATGAGAGCGACGGGCGCAACTACCTTGTCCTTGCGTGAGCTTTATTTCGGCACAAACGGACGTGAGATACAAATGTCGCGCCTTAACAGGGACGACTACACCAACCTGCCAAACAAAAACTTCCTTGGCAATCAGCCATTTCAGTTTTGGTTTGATAGAACGATCCCGTTGCCAACCATTTACGTTTGGCCAGTTCCGGACAATGCGTTTGTTCAGATTGTTGCTTGGTGTAGCCGCCAAATCATGGATGTTGGCGCTTTGTACAACGAGGTTGAGATCCCTCAACGTTGGTACGAGGCTGTGCTGATGAATTTGGCGCACCGCATGTCCATGGAGCTACCCAACGTTCCGACAGACAAAATCCAATATCTCGAGACTCAAGCCGTCAAGTTTTTGCTTGAGGCTGAACAAGAAGAGCGTGACCATTCGCCTATTTATTGGGCACCAAATATTTCTGTGTACACGAGGTAATCATGCCTAGATTTTTAAACACAGAAGGTTTGTCGGTCATAGCCATCGCAGTTTGCGATAGGTGCAAGATGAAGCGACCGTTGATTGCGTTATCACAGGATCGTAACTCCCCCGGTCTGCGTGTGTGTGACCAAGGTTGCAACGACGAGAAAGATCCTTACAGGTTGCCAGCAAGGCAAACAGAACGGATTAATTTAAGATTTCCGCGACCCGATCTGCCTCTCAATGGTGAGGACAATCAGTCGCCGCTTTACCGCGGCAAGTACGGGCCGACATAAAGGATAAACATGGCACAGGCAGGCTTTACCCCAATCCAACTGTTCTTTTCAAACACCGCAACCAACGTCCCTGCGGCGTTGGCTAACGGCGAATTGGCTATCAATCAAGCGGATGGAAAACTGTATTACAGAAACAATTCCGGAGTGGTGACGCAATTTTCGTCTGGCGGCGGAACTGTATCCAGCGTTGCGTTTTCCACAGGAACAACGGGTTTAAGCGTCACAGGTAGCCCAATTACAACCTCTGGCACGATAACGCTGGCGGGCATTTTGATTGCCGTCAATGGCGGTACAGGCATCGGAAGCTACGCCCAAGGTGAAATGCTGTACGCCAACACCACCACAACGTTGGATAAGGTTTCGGCAAACACCACGGTCACCAAGAAATTTCTAAGCCAAACTGGCAACGGAACAGCAGGCTTGGCCCCGTCATGGGCGCAACCGGCGGCTACTGACATCACGGGATTGGCCCCATCCGCAACAACTGACACAACCAATGCGTCAAACATTACAAGTGGCACGTTGAGTGTTTCTGTTGGCGGTACTGGTCAAACAACGTACACCGATGGCCAATTATTGATTGGCAACAGTACTGGTAACACGCTTGCAAAATCTACCTTGACCGCAGGTTCTGGCATCACCATTACCAACGGCTCGGGTTCAATCACAATCGCCGCAAGTGGCGGCGGCGGTACTGTTACTTCCGTTACTGGCACATCGCCCGTGGCATCTTCAGGCGGCGCAACGCCAGACATCAGCCTGTCTGCCGGATATGGCGACACCTTAAACCCGTACGCAAGCAAGACAGCAAACTTTGTACTTGCCGCGCCAGACGGCACTGCTGGAGTTCCAACATTCAGAGCATTGGTTGCGACTGATGTGCCTACGTTAAATCAGAATACAACAGGCACAGCCGCCGGATTGTCAGCAACCCTTGCAATTGGAAGTGGCGGCACGGGGCTGGCCACAACGCCCACAAACGGGCAATTGTTGATAGGTAATGGCACCGGCTATACCCTAGCATCTTTGACTGCCGGATCGGGCATTACAGTAACTCCGGGCGCTGGAAGCATAACCATTGCCGCAACTGCTGGCGGTGGCGGTACGGTGACTAGCGTGGATATGTCGGTGCCAGCCTTCTTGTCCATCTCCGGAAACCCCATCACCACTTCCGGCACTTTGGCCGTTGGCCTTTCTGGAACAGCGCTTCCAGTTGCAAATGGCGGCACAGGGCAAACTACCTACACAAACGGTGAGTTATTGATCGGCAATAGCACCGGCAACACCCTGACAAAAACAACTCTGACCGCTGGGTCTGGAATATCGATCACCAACGGAACAGGATCGATCACCATTGCTTCTACCGGCGGCGGAGGCTCGGTAACCAGTGTGGACATGACTGTGCCAGCATTTTTGTCCGTATCTGGTAACCCTATCACAACGTCTGGCACGTTGGCTGTGACTCTGTCAGGGACGGCGCTTCCAATTGCAAACGGCGGTACTGGGGCAACAACACAGCAAGCGGCCATTAACGCGTTAGCCGGTACTCAGACCAACAACCGCGTTTTGCGCTCGGACGGAACAAATACAACACTGTCCCAAGTGGCGCTTGGCACTGATGTGTCTGGTATTTTGCCTGTTGCAAACGGTGGCACGGCACAAAATACCTATGTAAATGGCGAATTGCTGATTGGCAACACGACCGGAAATACGCTCACAAAAGCAACTTTAACCGCCGGGACTGGAATATCAATTACCAACGGTACGGGATCAATTACCGTTGCAACCTCTGGCGTAGTTACGTCAGTTACAGGAACATCGCCTGTTGTCTCGTCAGGTGGCACAACACCCGCAATTAGCTTGGCATCAGCTTATGGCGACACGTTGAATCCATATGGAAGCAAGACGGCAAACAACTTCCTTGCGGCCCCCAACGGATCTGCTGGCGTGCCTAGCTTCCGCGCAATCTTGGCGGCTGACATCCCTACACTGAACCAAAACACCACTGGAACAGCAGGCGGGCTATCATCAACTCTTGCGGTCACAAGCGGCGGTACGGGACAAACTACCTACACAGATGGCCAGTTGCTGATTGGCAATTCCACTGGCAACACGCTCACAAAATCAACGCTTACGGCTGGCTCTGGCATTACTATCACCAACGGTTCGGGCGCAATCACCATCGCCGCATCAGGTGGTGGCGGGGTGACTGGTTTTACAACCGCACTGAACACAGCCGCACCAAATGCCACCAACAACGTTAGCTCGATTACAGCCAGCGGCGGAACAACCAATCAATACTTTGCAATCATCCCCAAAGGTACGGGCGGTGTTATAGGCGCTATCCCTGATAGCACTTCAACAGGCGGCAATGTTCGCGGCACTTATGCTATTGATCTTCAATTTACAAGAACTGCGGCAACTCAAGTCGCGTCAGCACAAGACTCAATAATCATCGGCGGCTTCCAAAATTCGGCAACCTCACAAGGCGCAATGGTATTTGGAGGTGGTGTAAATAGTTCAGGCGGCATTAGGTCGGTGATCTTGGGTGGAGATAACAATACCTTAACGGGGGCGGGGGCGGCGTGTGTAGGTGGCGCTTATGGCAACGATAGGGGTCTGCAATATGCAATTGTGAGCGGCTCGGGTAAGTCTACATCTACAGGGTCTAACCAGACTCGAACAATCCAATTATCGCTTGAAACAACAAACGCCACCACCGCAGTAGCAACGAGTAATTCAAGTCCCGCGTCCAGTTTCAATCAGCTTAACTTAGTAGACGCAACAGCTTTTGCATTTAGAGTTCAAATAATTGCGTCTGTTAAAACTTCAGGCGGAAATGCAAAAGCGTGGACTATCACAGGCGCTATAAAACGTGGGGCTGGAGTGGGTACAACTGTATTGGTGGGCACGCCTACAGTTAACGTTGATGCCGCAGATTCAGGCGCATCGTCATGGACTGTGACGGCTACCGCTGATACAACAAATGGCGCTTTAAGCATTAATTGCACAGGTCAAGCTTCAACAAATATTCGCTGGAATTGTGTTGCGACTTCAAGTGAAGTAATTGCCGCGTAATATGCTTAGAAAATTTTTGTTTAAGGAATAAAAACAATGCCTATTCAATTTGACAATACAAGTCCAAATACTGGCACCATTAACCTAAAACCCGGAACGAGTGGAAACTTCACGCTAGTCTTGCCAACGTCAGATGGCACGGCTAACCAAGTTCTACAAACAAATGGCGCAGGAGTTTTATCGTTCGGCACGCCCGCTTCTGGCGTGTCAACCATAAGCTTTGGCACAACTGGGCTGACTCCTTCGACAGCAACAAGCGGAGCCGTTTCGGTGAGCGGTCTATTGGTGCCGAGTTTTGGTGGCACTGGGATTGCAAACAACAACGCCAGTACGATTGCAATAATTGGCAATTTTGCTTCGACCTTCAGCGTTTCAGGCGCGTACACCTACACCTTCCCCGGTCAAAGTGACACTCTGGCTGGATTGGCGACAACACAAACATTCACAAACAAAACCCTCACAAACCAAACCGTCACAAATTATGTTGAGACTACGTTTTCTGCCACAGGCTCGTCATTCGTTGTTGATTTTGCCAACGGAACTGTCCAGCAATTCACAACAAACGCAAACACAACAATAACGTTACCTTCCGCTGTTGTGGGCAAGGCCATGATCATTCGCGTAATTTATGGCGGAACGCACACTTTGACATGGGCGGGTGGAACGCTCATAAAATTCCCCGGGGGAACTGCACCAACAGCCACTTCTGTCAACGGAAAAATAGATGTCTTTTCTGTTTTTCAAAACGCCACAGCAACCTTTATTACAGCCGTAGGATTGAACTACTAATGGCATTTTCATCAACATCAGCAGGCGGCAGTTCAGGTTCTGCGCCACTCCCACCGGCCACAAACCCGGATTTTCGTAACGTCGAGCTACTGTATAACTTTGATGGCGCGTCTGGCCAAAATCTTACCTCTGGCATTACCAGAGACGCGGGATCTTTGACTAGCGTACAGGCAAGCCTCGTGGGCGCACCTACGTCCATGTTCACAACCAACACTACAGGCAATCCATTTAAGCAAAGCTACAGCTACGAATTTAGATCATCGGATAACTGCGCTCTTAGCACTGCGTTCAGTACTGCAACTTATGCAATGGGAACGGGAGATTTTTGTATTGAGTGGTGGATGTACCCAACTGATACAAACAAGGGAACAATAATTAATATCGACGACAACAATAGCGCAGGCCGTCTCGTCATATTTTTTAACCAAACTAGTTTTGCCAACAGAATATTTGTGGGGGTAGGCCCGACACCAACGCAAGTTTATTGCGACGCAACAACCGTTTCTTACTATCAATGGACGCATATAGCGCTTGTGCGAATTGGCACAAACATGCGCATGTTTTTTAATGGAGTGGCTGGCGGAACAGTAACCAACTCTACGAACTTTACATGCACAGCCGGAAGGGTGTTTTGGGGTTGCTCGTCAATTCCAGCCGCAACAGCTAATGACCCCTATAACGGTTTAATCTCAAACTTCAGGATAACTAAAGGCAATGGTGTTTACACGGGCGCTTTCACAGTGCCAAACGGCCCATTACAAACTACACAAGCGGCTGGTACAAACATAAATGCAATTACAGCCGGGCAATGTACCGTTTTGATGACAAAGCGGCCATATATTGCAAATGAACTAAACTTGCCCAACTTAAGCACCTTTGTTAGAGGTAACACCACCAACACTCAATTGTCGCCGCGAATAGTTTCAAAAATTCCGTTTGTAAATCAAACGTTCGGAAGCGCAACACCATCGGTAGGCATAGCTTGGAGTGGCGCATCATTTGCCGGTAATTTTTCGTCAACCGGAACAAATGGCGTTCGCATGCAAACCATTGGCACCATTCCTGCCTATGGAAGTGCCACTCTTTTTACATGGACGTGGTGGGCTTATTTGGCTGACGATACAGCAACGTCTCAAATTTGGAATTACTCTGACGGCGCAATTAACTACGTCAGTATTCAAGCGACCACCGCAGGCAATTTGACAGCTTCAATCCTTGGCACAGCAATGACGGTGCTAAACACAATTGCGACAAAATATTTGGCTGGACAATGGAACCACTTTGCCTTGGTAAGGACAAGTGGCACGGTTATGACGTTATATGTAAACGGCCAAGGCGCTTACCGAAGAACCACCGCCGCAAATATGGCATCAACCAACCCCGATTGGCAATCTGGAGAAACTCTACTTAACAGATCAAAAATATGCAATTTTAGCGCTATATCTGGTACGGCGGTTTACACTGCGGACTTTGTGCCTCCAACCGCCCCTGTGGCCAACCCCGCAAATTTACAATGGCGCTTGGATCCAGACCCAATTGGCATAATTGATTGGTCGCAAAAACAAGATTATCTTTTCAGTACGACATTTAATAATAGTTTAAATACCTCGCAAACTAAATTTGGCACATCATCTTTGCGGTTGGCGGGCGCTATAAATGATCCGCTTGTTACCCGTGGCGTAGCGCAAAATAACCAAAATTTGCGTTTTTTAAAGGGGCCGTTTACTGTTGAATTCTGGTTGTGGATTGATCCAGCCGCTACTGGCGCACAAAAAGGCATCTTGCAAATCGGGGATGCGTCCGCGGGGTTTGGCGGCGGAGGTTTGGCAATTGAACAGTCGTCCGCCAACGCTTTAACGGTCTACAGAGCCGGATCAGGAATTGCCGGAACCGCGGGCAAATTGGTGCCTAGCTCTTGGATACACATTGCCGTGGTCAGAGAAGTTCCTGCTGGCGCTGGTATTGGCACGCAATTCATGCGGGTTTACATCAACGGCATACTTGACTCCGCATTAAATACAACCGACACAACAAACTACACCGGCGGCTACTTAACAATTGGCGGCGCAATTAATTCTACGCAAAACATATCGGGTTATATGTCCAACTTGCGGGTTTCTTCGGTTGCGGTTTACACGGCAAATTTTGCAGTTCCGACTGCGGCCTTTCCAAATGTCTAAAGGAAAATCATGCACATAGCTTTACTGACCGACCCAATCACCGTAGATGATTACAGAGTGTTGTTTCCAAACACGAGCTTTGCATCACAGGGGCCAAACGACGAATTTCTTTTGCAAAACAATGCTCGAAACGTTTCGTACACAAAGACTTGCAACTATTCTGTGGAGCGACTACAAGGTTGTGATCCGTATTTGGAAGGCGATATTGTTTACATGGTGGCTGTAGTGCCATTAACTGAAGAAGAAAAGCTTATAGTGAGAAACAGCAATCTGGTGAACGTGCGTGCACAGCGAAATCGGTTGTTGGCCGAAAGCGACTGGACGCAAATGGCAGACGCTAATGTCAGCAACAAAGCGGAGTGGGCGGCATACCGAGACATCCTGCGAAACCTGCCCGATACAATTGTGGATCCGTTAACGGATTCGGTTGTTTATCCCGAACAGCCGCCAGTTGTAAAACTCACTTAAAGGACTGCAAATGAAAAAACTGTTTTTTACCGTAGAAAACGTAAATCAAATTTTTGCTTATTTGGGCCAAAGACCTTATCAAGAGGTTTACCAATTGGTTGACATGATGCAAAAAGCCGTTGCTGATCAACAGCAAGAACCAACAACTGAAGTGCAAGTTGAAACACCGGGAGAAAACAATGACTGAAGAAAACAAGATCGACGACAAGGTAGAAGATCAAGCGCCTGAACAAGTTGAGGTGCAGGCTGAGGTTGCCGAAAAACCCGCAAAGGTCGCAAAGGCTGACCCGCAGGCTGATATCCCTCCAGAAAACCGCGTCTGGCCACCTCCCGCCGCCTGATCATGGAAGACACCGCAACGAAATTGGCAGTGCACGAAGCTGTGTGCCAAGAGCGATACAACACGGTTCATTCGATTTTGCGCGAGGGCGACAAGCGCATGAGCAAGATTGAATACCTGTTGTACGCGGTGATCCTCTGCGTCTTGTTTGGCCCGGGCGTGGCTGGCGAGTTCATCAAAAAACTTTTAGGGTTATGAGATCGATCCGCTCAGTCTGTTGCTGGCCGCAAACGCCTGTTGCGCCGCCATCAAGGAAGGTGCCGAACTTTACCGACAGGCCAAAAGTGCGTTTGTGGAGGTTAAGTCCACTGTTGACGAAGTTGCTGGTATTGCCGCAGAGGTCACCGGATTCTGGCAAAAGCTCTTTGGAGCAAAGCCAAAAGCCAAGCCTGTGGCGAAAGCGGCAAGGAAAACGACAAAATATGTAGCGATCGACGAACATCAGGTGATGTCTGACATCGTCGCTCAGTTGACAAATTTTTTCAAAATCCAAGAGCAGTTAATTGAGCACTTGAGGCTCGAAGAACAAAAATCGCAGACGGAGGTTGACACAAATCATTCGGTCATGGAATCCGCTCTCCAGCGCGTGCTGATTCAAGATCGACTGGCTCAACTGGAAACTGAAATTCGCGAGGCGATGATCTATAACACCCCGCCGGAGATGGGTGCGATGTGGTCAAAAACCCTCAAGATGCGTGACGTAATAAAACTGGAGCAGAACAAGGCCCGGAAAAAGCGAGATGAAGATGCATGGTTACGAAAAGAGCGGGAGCGACTTCACCAAGAAAAGTTGGCGTATCTAATAGTAACTATCCTATGCCTCCTCTATCTGTGGATGCTCCTCGTCGTCTTAAGCAAGATTGGGAAAGTGTGATGGGTTGGATAGCCGCTTGCGTTTTGGTAGCCTTGCTCCTGCCCTTGGTCGGCATGATGCTGTTGGACAATTTGACAATTGCTAACAGAGCCGAAAAAGCTTTGGAAAAAATTGAAAAAATTGAAAGACAAATTGAAAAGGAACGACGTGAAAAAAATCGCAAAAAGCCTGATTCTTACGACGGCAATCTTGTTTTTGACAGGATGCGACGATCGATTCCGCTACCCGTGCCAAGACCCAACGAATTGGGAAAAACCCGAATGTAAGCCGCCAATCTGCACCGCTTCTGGCACATGCCCTGAGATGCTCATCAAACCTGAACAGGAGAAAAAATAATGCCTACCGTCGCCTACAAAACAAACAACCGCTTGAGCGCAGATGAAATTGAGGTCAGGGTCTGGGCGTTTGTCATCGTGGTCTTGGTGACCATTCTGCTGGCTTCCATGGGGATGTTTCTCTACTCAGTTTCGTTCGTACAACAGCCCATGAATGGCCAAATGGCGGCTATCGACCGCGTATATACCCAACAAATCTCCACCATCATGGTGTTTATCACGGGTGTCTTGGGTGGCGTTGCCGGGCGATCTGGGGTCAAGGCGGTGGCCAACGCTATGGCCAAAGCTGAGGCCAACGACAATGAAACGCCATGAGAGGGCTTCTATCTGGCCTGATTGCCTTGCTGATAGCCTTCGGCGGGGGCTACTGGTACGGCACGCATCGTGAGGCCAAAGCCCAGCAGGCCGAGGTTGACCGCTTAAACGCCGAGGCCCGGGTCAAGGAAAAAGCTCTGACATCCGCCGTAACAACAACCGCAACCGCATTGAGGACAACAAATGAACGTGCAAAACTGGTTATTGAAAGGCGCAACGCTGATATTGAGTCTGGCCGTATTAGGTTGCGCGTCCAAACGACCTGCCCCGTACAAGCCGCCGACGATTCCGCCGCTCCCGCCGGAAATAGCGTTCAAGCAACAGCCGAACTTGACCCAGCGCTTGCTCAACGAATTGTCAGTATCACCGACCAAGGAGACGCAAATACCCGGCAACTGAATGCCTGTATTGATGCGTACAACGAAGTTTATAAAGCCCTTAAGGAGAAACCATGAACCTGTCACCCAATTTCACCCTTGAAGAATTGACCCATACCGATCACCGCGAGCACGACAACACGCCAAACGACGAAGAGATTGCCAACTTAGTCCGGCTGGCGGAGTTTTTGGAATTGGTGCGCGATGTGGTTGGCGACAAACCCATAATGGTGAATTCTGCATTCAGATCCGAATCGGTTAACAAGGCTGTGGGCTCGAGCGATCGGTCACAACATCGACGGGGCTGTGCTGTTGATTTCCGTGTAAAAGGCATGACCCCAAACGAGGTTGTCACGGCAATTATTGAGTCCGGCCTTGAGTACGATCAGGTCATCCGAGAGTTTGACCGTTGGACGCACCTTTCGATCCCCAACACGGAAGATGCCAAGCCTCGTAAACAGGCCCTGATTATTGACAAACAGGGCACTCGAGCGTTTGCGTAAACCGGGTATACAACCTAAAATGAAGCAGGTGTAGGGGCTAACAAGCGAAAGGCAACCGGTTATGGCAACAGCAGTGGCGCAGACTTACAACAACCTAGTCACCAGCGTTGAGGCTTATCTGGAGCGAACAGACGCAACGACGATAGCGTACATCCCGACTTTCATCATGTTGGCCGAGCAAGTGCTCGCCGCAGACTTGAAGTTTTTGGGCAACCTGAACGTTGGTAATTTCACGCTTGTCCCCGGCCAATCCGTAATACAAAAACCGGCTCGTTGGCACAAAACCGTTTCAATGAACATGACGGTTGCCGGTGATAGACAGCCTTTGTTTCTGCGCAAATACGAATTCATGCGCGAATACTGGCCGTCAACCACCGAAACAGCCGTGCCCAAATATTACGGCGACTACGACTACACGCACTGGCTGGTTGCTCCCACCCCTGATCTTGCTTACTCCATGGAAGTCAGCTACTACGAGCGCGTACAGCCATTGGACAGCACCAACCAAACCAATTGGTTCACTCAGTATGCCCCGCAGGCCATGTTGTATGGCACATTGTTACAAGCAATGCCCTTCCTCAAAAACGACGAGCGTTTACAAATGTGGCAAGCACAGTATTCGCAAATCATCACCGCATTGAAGGAAGAAGACAAATCCCGGATTGGTGACCGACAAGCTATAGCTCTCGACTCATGACTTCATATATTTCACCATTTACAGGGGATGTCGTTGTCCCTACGGATGTAAGTTATGTCAGCTATACGCTGGCGGCATCTTTGCAGTTGACGTGGCCAGCGAATGGCACGGATGCCGACAATGTTGCGGCTCGCATCATGGATGTCCAAACGCCAAACTTTGCGTTCAAGCTAAAGATGCCTCCAGCGAGTCAAACCTCCGTTGGTACGGATGCCTTGATCAGAAACACCGGCGCAGTCAATCTGGAAGTTACGAACACCAATCTGGGCACAATCACGACGATTCTGCCCGGGGTGGCCGCATACATCTACTTGACCGACAACACCACGGCAAACGGCGTTTGGGGCGTGTTCACGTTTGGCGCGGGCACATCCACAGCCAACGCGGCAACCTTGGCCGGTTACGGAATTTTGGCGGCAGGCTTAACGCTGAATCAAAGCCATCCGGTCACAAATTTGACGGCTAGCTATGTGTTCAGCGCCGCCGACAGGGCGCAAGTATTGGAGTGGCCAACATCAGGCGGCACCACAACGGTGACCCTTCCCCTTGCGAGCACGCTGGGCAACAACTGGTTCTTCATGTTCAAAAACAACGGGACTGGAATTGTGAACCTAGCCACCACGTCCGGTGAGCTTTTAGATGGATCGGCCAGTTCAAAAACGTTTGCCCCGTCAGAGTCTGCATTTATTATTTGCAACGGGACTGCTTTCATTACGGTCGGATACGGCGTTAGCACGTTGTTCAACTTCACTGCCGCAACAAAAGTGCTGTCAACCGGAACGGTCACCCTGTCCGCCTCGGAGGCATCAAACACTATCCAAACATTTACCGGAACACTCACCGGCAATGTGACGGTTTATTTCCCTCCTGTGGTCAACTTGTATGTGGTGAGCAATCAAACCACGGGCCCCTACACAGTTACGATTGGAACGACTCTTGGTTTGACGGTCGTAGTTCCGACGGGAACGCAAGCAACTGTAGTGTGCGACGGAACAGACTTCTTGAACGCAAACACCACAACAATTGTGGGTTCAGCGGTTTCATTTATTGACGGATCCGCCTCAAATCCCGCGGCGTTTTTTGCTTCAGAAACCAACACGGGTATTTTTAGATCTGCCCCGGGCGAGTTTGCTATTTCTATTTTGGGAACAAAAAGAGGAGCTTTTACAGCAACTGGATTTGAAATTACCGGAACCGGTAACTTTACAGGCGGAATATCGGGCGGGTCTTTCTGATGGCCGACAAAATCTTTTCGTTAGACACAAAGCCGGGAATACAAAGAGACGGAACAATCTTTGACCACGATTTTTATGTCAACGGACAATGGGTTAGGTTCCAACGAGGTCGGCCTCGCAAGATCGGAGGCTACCGGCAAATAACTGCCGATCTGGCCGGGCCTTCACGCGGCTTGTTTGTTGAGCCAAACAACGGATTTAATACCATCTACAGCGGGTACGCTGACGGCTTGCAATCAATCACAATTGACCAAGCTGGTATTGGATCCGGTGTCGTGGACTTCACGCTTTCTGGCTTTACCTCGAACCCAAACAACTTGTGGCAATTCGAAGCAACTTTTGATGCAGACGGCACAGGTGCCGAAAACATTATCGCCCACCCGGGACAAAACTTAGGCACAATTGACAACACGGTCAACACGCGTGTTTTGTTTGGCTCCACAACTGGATCAAGTGTTGCGCCTGTTGGAGTCTTTACGCTGTCAGCCACAACAAATGCAACCACGACTATCACGGTGGCCTCAACGGCCCTGATTGGCGTTGGGCAATCAATCACGGGATCCAATATCCCGGCTTTAACAACAGTGGTTTCCATCACAAACGCGACGACGTTTGTTATCTCAAACGCCGCCACATCTTCGGCAACTGTGACTATCACCATAGACAACAACGTCTCAGTGTCTGGCGGCATAGTGATGCTCTACCCATACCTGTTCACGTATGGGAATTTTGGCCTGATCAAAAACTCTGGCCCCGCCAATTTAAACGATTGGGTGTCGCCAACGGCGAACGAGGTAAACATCACGGCCACAAAAATTGTCAAGGGTTTGCCAGTGCGCGGTGGTTCAGCCGCGCCATCAGGATTGTTTTGGTCTTTGGATTCATTGATCAGGGTTAGCTTTACACCAACAACAACTACATCTGGCAGTACAAGCTCAACGTTTTTTTGGCGCTATGACGTAATCTCATCGCAGTCATCCATCATGTCTTCGCAGTCGGTGATTGAGTATGACGGCGTGTACTACTGGTGTGGCGTTGATCGTTTCCTGTTGTACAACGGAACGGTCATGGAGATCCCAAACACATTTAATCAAAACTACTTCTTCGACAACCTAAATTACAACCAGCGTCAAAAGGTTTACGCCATGAAGGTTCCTCGGTATGGGGAAATTTGGTGGTTTTACCCACGCGGTCAAGCAACAGAATGCACCGACGCTATTATTTACAACACGCGAGAAAAATGCTGGTACGACGCAGGCCAAGCCGTTGGAGCGCGTAGAAGCGCCGGATACTTCTCTCAGGTTTTCCCCTATCCGGTTAACGCGGGCTATGAACCAACCGCTGTTGGAGGTGTGTCAACCGCAACAATCACCAACGGTGGAACGCTTTACACAAACGGCTCGTACCCATCTATTGCATTGACTGGCGGATCAGGAACAGGCGCAAGCGCAAACTTCGTTGTCTCCGGCGGAATAGTTACTGGCATCTCCATTTATGCTCGCGGTATAAATTACGAAGCTCTGGACGTATTGAGCGCAACATTGCCGGGCGGTAGCGGCCTGACCGTCCGAGTAGATACGCTGATGACTTTCACAAGCCTTTGGCAACATGAGATTGGTGTGGATAGCATCACGAACACTCAAATTGCCGCTATTGAAAGTTTCTTCGAGACTGGCGACCTTGGATGGGTGGCTGGCGGGCCTAACGAAAATTCATTGGTTGGCCTGAACAGGTGGCTAAGAATTGAAAGGCTTGAGCCAGATTTCATTCAAACCGGAGACATGCAATTGACGGTAACTGGACGACCTTATGCGCAAGGTCAAGATGTAGTTTCTCCGGTATTTACCTTTTCACCCACAACTGGAAAGATTGACATGAAAGAACAACGGCGCGAATTGCGTTTGCGTTTTGTGTCAAACGTCGCTGGCGGTAATTATCAGCTTGGCCGCGTTTTGGTCAGCGCAACCATAGGAGATGTACGTGGCTACGAGTAATGTACCTCCGTTGGTTTATGACCCCAGATACCACACGTTCAATTCGTGGGCTAGCCTGATGTGCGAGCTATACGCTGATCAGCAACTGACAATACCCAGCGATTCAATCGACTGGAAAGCTTGGGGTAGTGCGTTAAAAGGCATTGACAGCTTTGCAAGAGAAGCGGTGCCAGACCCCGCTTTGTTTGATGACTGGTCTGATTGGGCCACTGTATTAGTGGGGGCGGTTAACCCGGCACGCGCATGAAACAAGAAACAACACAAAACATTATCAAGCGCTCGAAATCTACCAAGCTTTTGGCAGAAGAGTGGGAACACGTCTACATTGACATCTACAGAAAACTCAACGAAACAAAAGAGTGGCGATCACTTCGTGCAAACAACACAATTTTCATCTTCAAAAAGGTGGACAAAATTGCCGCAGGTTACGTCTTCACTGTAGACCCGCCTTTGTTGCAGGGCAAGAATTTTGTTGAGTTTGCAAAATCTTTAGGCAAGGCTGGCTTCGAGCATTTTTCAACTTACGTCAACAACCCGATTCCGTTGAAATTTGTGCAAGACGCTGGCTACGAGGTAGAGATTGGAGAAATCATCGGCGACGACGAATTTGCTGAGGTTGCAATAAGCACGACCCCGGCCCAAGGAGAGCCTCGTGAGTAAGTTTTTCAGAGCCCTTGGGCAAACAATCCAAAACCCCGGTCGTATTTTTTCAAATCCAATTGGCGTTTTGCGTGACGTTGGCGGCGGTCTCATCAAAGATATTTTTGGGGTTGCAAAAGACGTTGGATCATTTACTGGCAACGTTGCTAAAAAAATTGTTGTAGGCACTGGGAAGGCAATCAAGGCCACCGCCACAACTGTTTACAACACGGCAAAGGCAATCCTAAAAAATCCTTTGCCCACAATTTTGACCATCGGCCTAAGCGCTGTTGGGGTTCCGTATCCGATTGCAAGTGCGGCTGTATCTGTGTTGAATGGCGGCGACTGGAAAGAGGCCGCAATTAATTTGGCCATGTCGTACGTTGGAGCGCCAGCCACAAACAAAGAGCTATACAAGCAAGTTTTGATTAGCGCATCAGTTCCTGCTGGCATGGTGGCTCTTAAAGGTGGCACAGCAAAACAAATTCAAGATGCCGCTATTGCTGGCGCGGTGACAGGATACGTGACAGGCACGCTCACCAAATCAGTAGCCAACGGCGGTTATGGCTTCAAGCCGGGCGAATTAGATACAAAGATGATTCAGAACGCTACCACCGCGGCTACGCGAGCAATTCTGAATGGCAAAGACATTGGCGAAGCGGTTGTTAATTCAGCCGCTGTAACAGCTTCTGCGCATTACGTAGCTTCGTTTGCAAACAACCTGACAAAAAATTCTGAGACTTTGCAAGCAACACAAAAATTTATCGACGAGTCAAAAGCAAAGCTTCAAGATGTGCTCGGCATCACAAGAGAAAAAGAAAAAGCTGTAAACGACAAGGCGAACAAAGCAAAACAATCGGGCGAGGAATATAACAAGTCGGTTGAAACGGCAAACAGGATAGCTAAAGGAACCACGGACACGACCGGCATGAGTGATCGGGAATTGAATTTGGTGAACAATATCATGACCACCAATCCCGACAAAGCTCGCGAAAAATATGAAAACGACAAGTTGGAATATTTGAAAGAATACAACGACTACAGCAAGTTTGTGAATGAGACGTACAACCCGGCAAAAGAAGATTACGAGTCTCACGTTCTGGAATACAACCAACAACTGAAAAACCAAGACGTTTTTGCCGACGCTTACGCAACCCACGTTGACCTGTACGAAAAGGCTGTCAAAGATTCGTTCGATGAATTTCAAGACGCTATATTGAAGCAGGCCGAGTTGGACTTGGCCAAGCAAGCGCCCACGGAAGCGGAGCGTTTACGCAGGGACAAGGAAGCCTTTGATGCGCAATTGCCTAAAGCGCCGCCTACAACTGCGCCTTCCGGCGAACCCGCTGTTAACAACACCAGTTCGAGCTACAACCAAACAAGCTCAAGCTCAACACCGCCAGATCCGTCAAACCCCATTCCAGACACTGGGTCGTCGTCTTATACCGGGCCAATCACAAATCCGGATTTTGGCCAGAACGTCATGCCCAAGGTTGACACTTCGCCAAAAGCCCCGCCCCCGCCAAAACAAACGGACGTTGGCAAATACTTGACCGATACGGCCACAAAATCCACGGTAAAAGCGGTGAGCGAAGAATTGAACCCGCCGCCACCGCGGCCAGACATGCCCCCGCCACCTCCTCGGCCAGATATGCCTCCGCCGCCTCCACGGCCTACGCCTCCCCCTGCGCCGCCCAAGCCACCTGCGCCACCTAAGAGTCCGCTTGATCCGGACAACATTCCTGACCAGCCTAAACCACCGGCAATCAAACCGCCGCCACCACCACCGCCAGAAATCAAGCCGCCGCCACCCCCGCCGACTCCGCCAAGACAGCCGGGTGACGCAATCAATCTGATGGATCCCAAGTCAAAATTGACTTCCGAAGAGGTGATGATTAAGCCGCCTCCCGCGCCACCTACGCCGCCCCGCAAACCGGGCGACGCGCTTAACATTTCCGATCCAAAGGCCAAACTCACCTCGGAAGAGGTGATGATTAAGCCTCCGCCACCACCGCCACCACCACCACGTAAACCGGGTGATGCTTTTAATGTGCGGGATCCAAATGCGAAATTGACTTCGGAAGAAGTCATGATCAAGCCCCCTCCGCCACCGCCACCCCCGCCTCGCAAGACGGGTGAGGCAATTAATTTGGCCGATCCAAACGCCAAGCTGACGGCGGAAGAGATCATGATCAAACCGATTGCACCGCCGCCTCCGCCTAATTTGACAAGCAAGGTTGTTGATCCAATCAAAGATCCATACAACATTCCTGCTGAAATCAAAGCGCCGCCACCAGCACCCAAACAGCCGGGTGATGTGGGCTATTCACCGCCTGTTGCGCCGCCTCCAACGTCTGTTCTGGATGCCAACTTGACCAGCACCACAACAGCCCCGCCAACAGTGGCTGAGCAACAAAAAACTTTTGCCGATGCGCAAAAAGTTGTGGCCAAATACACGCCGCCGAAGCCAACAACAAACGTGATGGGCGTGAGGACACCGCCGCCTCCACCGCCTCCACTGACTTCAGCACAAAGAACCCAGTTGACTTTGGCGCAAAACGCCCGCAAGGTAGATTCCCGTGGGAACCCTATCAAACCTATGGGCTTCGATGCAACAGGCAACCCAATTTACGCGACATAAGGGGCAAAAATGGCCAACCCAAAACTTACAAAAAAACGAAGCACGCTCTATTTGCAAAAGAAGCCAGCAAAAACTACGGCTTTGCAAGATTTTTTGCCAACGCAAAACACGGGCACTTCTTCGCTGACTTCGGTGGTTGGCACTGACACATCCAGCGGAAACATGGTTGGCCCAAGCGGCGGCTCATCGACAAGCACGACATCCGGCAAATCAGACAGCACAGTTAGCGACCTGATCAAGGCAGGCTTGGTGACTGCTGGTGGGGCGTATTTGGTTGATAAGGTGCTGGACGAAATCAACAAGCCCACAACACCAACCACCCCTACCACCCCAACGGCTCCAAAGACTCCGACGACTCCGCCTACTTCTATCGTAATACCGCCCAAAACGCCCGTGACGGATCCCGACAGCCCTGATTTCGTGGGGCCAAAAATTCCCGTCAACAACGAGTCATCAGGCTACTACAAGCCGCCTGTCACAGATCCGGACGATCCAGCTTTTATGGGGCCAAAAGTACCTGTAAACAATGAATCTTCTGGTTATTACAAGCCGCCAGTAATTCCTGTAAATAACGAGTCGTCCGGTTACTACAAGCCACCGGTCACCAATCCAGACGACCCTGACTTCATGGGGCCTTCATTGCCTGTGAATAATGAAAGCTCTGATTATTCAGCGCCCCCGGTCAACAACGAAAGCTCCGGCTATTACACGCCGCCAAACAATGAGTCTTCAGGCTATTACACCCCGCCTGTAAGCCCCCTGTCACCGACAGAGCCGCCGGTCAATAACGAGACTTCGAGCTATACCCAACCGCCCGTGAGTCCATTAACACCAACTGAGCCGCCGCCTAACAACGAAAGCTCAAGCTACTACACAAGCCCAGCGCCGGTGACTACGCCAGTTGCGCCGCCAACGACTACGCCATCTTCGCCGCTGTCGCCGGTAAATTTGACACCCACTCCAACACCCACGCCAGAAGTGCCTGTGAACAACGAGAGTTCGGGCTACTACACGCCTCCGGCAAGCCCGCTGTCGCCCACACCAGAGACACCCGTTAACAACGAGTCTTCCAGCTACACGCCGACACCCGCACCAACGCCCGCACCATCTCCCGTCGATGATGCGATGGCGGCAAAGGCCGCGCTGTACGGCATGAGCCTTGATGAATACAAGTCATACGTGGACTATTACGGCGAAGAATATTTGGATAACTATTACGCTGGTGTATACGATGAAACGCCGGTCAACAATGAGTCGTCCAGCTACACGGATCCATCCACAACGCCGCCAAAAACCGTAGCCGAAGAATATGGCATGACGGAAGAAGAATACGCGGCCTACGAAGAAGAGTACTACAGACAATATTACGAAGACTATTACAAAAATTACTACGACACCACGCCTGTAAACAATGACTCATCCGATTACACAAATTACGAACCGCCAGTCAACAACGAAAGTTCTGGCTACACACAAGAGCAGGCCGACTACGATGCGCAGGTTGCCGAGTACAACCGCTATTTGGAAGAGCAAGCCGCCTATGAAAAATACTTAGACGAGCAAGCCGCTTACGACCAGTACCTTAAAGAGCAAGCTGAATACGATCAGTACTTGGCTGACCAAGCCGCGTACCAACAGTATTTGGAAGACCAAGCCGCTTATCAAGAGTATTTAGACCAACAGGCCGCGTACGACCAATACTTGGCTGACTTGGCCGAATACACAAACTCGTCCGGTTACTACAATAACAACTACGACGCGAACAATGACACGTCAAGTTACACCGATTCTTATGTGAACAACAGCAGTTCAGGTTATTACAAAAAAGGCGGGAGCATCAAGATGAAAAACGGTGGTTTACCAAGATTTGAAGAAGGCGGCACTACCGACTACGACAGAAATTATTACAACGAATCTTCCAGCTACTACGTGCCTGATGATGCGTACAACACAACTTCCAGCTACTACACCGAGCCGGACGTGAACAACACATCGTCAGGTTACTACGACAGCACGCCAGTCAATAACGATCAATCAAGCTACTACACCGATTCGGATGTAAACAACACCTCATCTGGTTATTACGACAACACACCCGTGAACAATGACACGTCGGGCTATTACAACAATGAACCTGTGAACAATACCAGTTCCAATTACAACCAACAAAGTCCGGCGTACACCGCTCCGAATCCAGCGAATCCAATACCGATCAACGCCCCCACAAGCGCACCAGCCACGCCAAAATCTGGCGATAACTTATTCAGCAATTTCACATCAACAGACGCATTGAAAACCGGGCTTGGCTTAACCGCGCTTTATCAGCTTATCAAGGCGTATGAAGGCAAAGACGACATAAAAAACAACGCAACTATGCCCGCGTTTCAATCACCCGCAAGCCGAACCACTCCTTTTGGCATGGGTGCGGCTAGATCTGTGGCTACGGGCAATATCCCTTACCAGTTCCCGGGCGCAATGGACAAGCAAAACCTGTATTCAAATCTGGGCGTGCCGGGCTATGAGCAGGACTACGAAGATCCCGTAGAGCCAATGGAGGGTATGGCCGCAGGCGGTATGGCATCCAATCCGGACGACATGCCGTATTTCACCTACGGCAAGCCAACAGACCCCATGTCGATCATGGGCATGACCGCCCCGGTCAACAAAATGGCCAAAGGCGGCCTGCCTCGCGCTGAGCAAAAGCTTCCCCCAATGGTCGAAGGCCGGTATGATTACAGGCAGAGCCGGGCCGTTGTTGGTGAGGGCGATGGCCAAAGCGACGATATCCCAGCCATGCTGGCCGACGGCGAGTATGTTTTTGATGCCGATGTCGTTGCCGCCTTGGGTAACGGATCCAACAAAGCTGGTGCAGAAATTTTGGACGAGTTTCGCGAAAAAATACGCGCTCACAAAAGGTCAGCGCCTATTGATGAAATTCCACCAAAAGCCAAATCGCCTTTGGCATACATGAAGGAGGTGTCTCGTGGCTGATTTATTCCAAGGTCAACCGTTACCAAGCCTGAAAACTCAGGAGCAAAAGCAAACCATTGCTCCTCAGTACCTGACGGACTACCAACAAGACATCATTAATTTGGGCAAAAACGCTGTGCAACAAGGCGGCGTTGCCGGTCTGTCACCGCTTACCCAGCAAGCCCTGAACATGGCTCCGCAAATGACGCAGGCGGGTGCTGGATCAACCGGAACCGCGCAAGATCTGTTGACGCAAAGCGGTTACACGGGCGCAAATCAAATCGTTCAGAACTACATGAACCCGTACACCAAAAACGTGGTTGATGAAATGTCTCGCTTGAGCCAGCGTGACGTGCGCGATAACGTAATGCCTATGTTTGACACGGCCTCGATCGGGTCTGGCAACTTTGGCGGGTCAAGAGCGGGCATGATGAAAGGCCAAACACTGGCCGACATTCAGTCTGATCTGCTGGGTAAGCAATTCGGAGCGCTCAACACCGGCTACAACCAAGCCATGGGCTATGCGCAAGGCGACCTAAGTCGTGGAGTGCAGGCTGGTCAAGCGCTGAATCAAACAGCGCAAGTACAAAACCAAATTGGCTCCGGCGCGTTGAAGCAAATGGCGGATCTTGGCTCAATCGAGCAAAAGCAACAGCAAAATCAACTTGACTATCCAATGGCACAGGCCAAGGATTTTGCAACGCTGATGCAGGGTCAGAATGTACCAACAGGATCTTCGCAAACAACAATTGCCCCGGGCGAAGCAAACAAATACGGATTGAGTCCTTTGGAGCAAATGGTTTCTTTGGCCGCGCTTTACAAATCGTTTACCGATCCAAATGCAAGCGTGCCTTTCATCTCGGACAAACTGCCAGCGAAAGCTCAAGGCGGTAGCGTTTTCCAAGATCAACAGATGATCCCTGAGGGGGCTGTTTTCTATGACGAAGATGGCAATTTTTATGACACTGAAGGCAACGTCTTGGGGTAATAAGTTATGGCCATTCAAAGTCCGTTAGAACAAGTTAACAACGAATCCTCGTCTTATACCGGCGGACGGAATGTTTCGCCCTTGGCGCAAGAACAGCCTGTGACGCAAGATGTGATGCAAGACGAGGCTGAGGACGAATTGCCGTCTGCGCAGGCATCGCCGCCAGCAGTTGCGCAATTGACAGATCCCATTGCCGCGCAAATGGAAAAGTTTCGCGCCGGTCGGCAAGCCCTTGACGCGCAAATAACAAAGATGAAGGCCGCTTTAGCCGAGCGCCAAAAATTACCGTTTGACCCAGTCATGTTGGCAGTCGCCCAAGCCGCGGCAACCCCGTCCAGCACGGGCAGTGGCATTCAGGGTCTTGGCCGTATAGCTGGCGCGTATGGCGACGCTTATTCAAAAGAGCGTCTGCGTCAAGAGGCAAACGCAAAAGAGCAATTAGCGTTATCTGAAAAACAATATGACTTGCTGAAACAAGAAGCGGGCCAAGAAGCGCTATACAAATTTGCTACCGGCCAAGGTCAGCAAGGCGTGCCGCCACAGGGCGGAACAAATGTAGCCGCGCTGACCACGCAAAGCACGAGCGCGCCACCAGTAGCTGATATTCCACCAACCGGAGGTATGCGACGCATCACCGATCAAGACATCATTCAATTGGCGATTGCCAATCCCGAAGCGGCTGAGATGTTGCGTCAGACTGCAAAAATGCAAAGGGATGCACTTGTTGTGACCGCTGAGGGTGTGTTCAACACAATTACCGGCAAGTTCGAAGTGAACTTTGAGATGCCGATCAAGCGGCCCGTGCGCGTGCTTGGCGAAGTTGACATGACCAAAGGTCAGTCGAAGCAGTACGACACTTTGATGAACAGATTAATGCAATCTGGAGCCACTGACGAACAGCTAGACCAAGCCGCGGCAAGCTTCGCGGCGCAAAACGGTATTGGCGGCGTACGCAAAAAACCAGACGGCACGTTCTCTGGGTTTGCAAGCCCACGCGAAAAGGCCAATATTGCTGAGCAAGACAAGGCGACAATTGCCAACCGAGCAGAAGAAAACAAGGCGGCTCGCACATCTATTTACGGCGCTGGGCAACGCGCACAAACCGTCGTACAGCAATCAAAAATTCTGTACAACCTTTCAACCGACCCTACAACAAGAAATGCGTTTGGTGTGTTGAATAAGCCGGGCGTGTTGAACGCGTTTGCCCAAGCGGTATCGCAGGGGGTACAAGCTGGCGGCTCAACGATTGCGTTTCCCGGACTTGAGACTGCGGTGCGTAACGCGGGCGGCACACAGCAAGAAATCAATGCGGCAATCATTGCGGCGCAAGCTCAATCTGTATTGCAATTGATGGCCGCGCAAGATTACTTAAAAGGCCAAGGCGCGGTGTCCGACGCGGAGCGTAGGCTGATCAGCAATCTTGCTGGTTCGTTGTCCGACACACCACAAACCATGGCCATGAAAGCTAAGGTAATCGAAGCGCGGGCAAATTACGACAAGATGGTATCGGACGCTTTTTACAAATACGAAGAAACCAATCCAAACGCGACAGTGCAAGAGTTTTATCGCAAGTCACCTGAATTTAAAAATTTGTTCGAAGCTTACGACTCTCACATGGAGAAGTTGTATGGCCACTACTTTGGATCAAAATCCAGCACTAAACCTGCCGCCCCATCCACAAATCAAGCTCCGTCAAAAGCCCCGGCAAATGCGCCAAATCAAAATAGAACACCCGGCCCGCTGGAACAACGGATCATTGACGGTAGGAAGAAAAACTAATGGAAGACCTTGACAACCTATCTGAAAGCCAGCGCAAGGTAGCCCTGATGATCGCCGAAAAAGCGCGTGAGGCTGGTGTGGATCCTGAGTTGGCCTTAGCGCTTGCCTTTGTCGAAAACCGCTTCAGGCCAAAAGGCGTATCGCCAAAGGGGGCTATTGGCCCAATGCAAATCATGCCGGTAACGGCCAAAGCCTACGGCTATGAGGCCAAAGATTTGTACGACCTTGAAACAAATGTCGAGCTTGGCTTAAGAATCTTCAAAGACAACTTGGTCAATTACAACAACAACACGCGTGCCGCGCTAGCAAACTACAACACGACTACGGCCAGAACAAAAAAATTCATCGAAGGCGGTGAAGATTTCAACGCGTTGTTGCCTGAAACTCAAAAATTCTTGGAAGATATTGACGCTATACGCAACACTGATGCGCCCGGATTGATTGGTGTTGCGGCAACAAAACGTGCGCCTATTGATTTTGGCTCTTTGCCCAATGAGGAGCCGCCAGCCGCAGGTGCACCACAACCCGCGCCAGAAGAAGCGCCAGCAATAGATACCGAAAGCATGTTTGGCCCGATCGACGAAAACGATGCCGTTGGCCAGCCGCCCCCACCTGAGGCCCCGCCGGAGCCAAAATCTTTGCTTGGCCAAGCGGAAGAAGCTGTGATGGCTGGCATGAAAACAGTCAACGCAAACCCAGAGATTGCCGGGGCTACAGCGGCTGGAGCGGCTTTGGGATACAAGGCCGGGTCTGCCGGTATGGATTCTTTGAAATCTATGCAGGCCGGTGTTGAAAAGGCGCAGGGCAATCTGTTGGATGCCCAAACCAAGCAAAACGCAACGCAAGTGGCCAAGCCACAGCTTTCGCAAGCCATCGACAAAACCTACGCCGAAATCGACGACACGGTAAAACAGCGGCAAGCCAAGCTTGATGCCATGAACAAAATGGTCATGGATCTTGACGAAGAAATCCAGCGCAAATCACCGCCCGAATTACGCGGCTCGCAAAAGTACGTTGACACGTTGGCTGGCGACGACCTGCCGTACAACCAAAAAACCATGGCCGACAACATGCGGTCAAACAACGCCACCGGCGGGCAACGGATCATCAACCAAAACGCCGCCGCCAAACAAAAACTTGCCGGAATGGGTCTGGGTAATTACCAGCTTACAACCCCACAGCCGGGTCAGCTTGCTTTGCCGCCGGAACTGGCCGCAGAAGAGAATCGCAGAAACGCCGTGGCCGACAAAGCCCGCCGTCAGGCATTGTTGCAAGCCCAAAAAAGAGCCGAAGAAGCCAAGGCAAGCTTGGAAAACGCCCAGCGGATGAAGGCTTTGCAAGAAAAGAACCGGGCATTGACCCAAACAAACTTAGAGTCTGACACTATCAAGGCCCAAGCCAACACACAAGCCGCTCAAGATGCCCTCAAGCAAGCAAAGGCCAACGCCCCGCGTGGGCTGGGTAAAGTTGGCGCGGCGGCTCAAACGGTTGCCGGTAAAACCTTAGGCGTTTTGGGTGGCGTAGCCGCACCATTGACAGCCGCAGAGGCTTTGGACAGATACCAAAAAGGCGACACCTCAGGAGCGGTCATTTCGGGGTTTGAGTCACTTTTTGCGGCCATGTCCATGCTACCCCCGGGCACGCCGCTCACGGCCTTCCTGAAGGGCTTGGGGATCACGGGTGGGCTGGCTACCGCGGCAATTGACTTATATCGCCAGCGCTCGCAACAGAAAGCCCCTCCGCCCCCACCTGCACCAAAATCACCGTTAGCTCAATCAAACACCTCTCCGATAGAATTAACGTAGCAGTTGCCCTCTCCTTAACCCGCTCTAGTGGCGGGTTTTTTTTCAGTCTTTTACGTAAGCATCGAGCTTCTTCAGTTCAAGCTTTGACCAAACAGCTAGCTGGTCTGCAACGTTGCCGTTCATGGTTCGACATTCGCTGATGGCGGCATCCAGCACAGTTTTGGCCAACGAATAGGCCACGGCTCTTTGCACTTTTTCTGCAAATTGCTGGTAGTCCACATCCACGGCCAACACCGCGCCCGGACGGGGTGCAGATGCAAAAAAAATGTTTCTGACTTGATCTTCGGTCAACATGCTGTTTCCTCACGTATGTTTGTTTTTCAATTGCCAATACATCAACAGATGCGTAAACATCTCCCACCCGCGCTTCAGATCCTCCTCTGTCCACTCTTTGAACACGACAAGAGACGGAATTTTGCGCGATACAAACAGGTTGCCGCACCGGGCTTCGGGCACGCCCAAGCCAACCCGGTAGGCCGCGAGTTGCAGTAGGTGCTCGTCATAAGCAACAACATCGGCCTCGCTGTAAAACTCTTTGGTTTTTATGTCAACGACGATGCCCTTGTTGTTTTCGCTAGCTGGCAGGTACAGGTCAGTCTTGCCGCCAAACCCTAGCTCGTGCGCAAACGATCGCTCGCTGATCCACTCCTGAACACCAAAAACCTCTTCGAGCTTCTTGTCGGTTGCAAAGACACTGTGATGGTGCTTGTGAACCGGCTTCTTCTCAAAAAAGTTTTGGATAGATGCATGTATGTCTGTACCTGCATCTGCCGCGGATCGCCCTTGCTCTTTGCTGTCATCGATGATGCGGCTGATGTAATCGGCCTCAGGCTCACCCTCCAAGCGAGGCAAGGTTAGAGCGGCAAGCAACACTTGCTTTTGCAACCATGCCGTGAGCGCTGGCTTGGCCGCAATGTTCAACACCGTGGTAACGCTGGGCACAAGACTCTCTACCCGGGCATCCCGCAGGGTTGTATTGCGTTCTTTGCCGTTTTTGCCGGTGACCGTATAGCGAGGCACGCCATCACGCGTATACCAGTGGGTGCTTTCACTGGCGCGGATAGTAATGCCTGAGTCTGTATCGTTGTCAGTCATGTTCATCCCAATCTCAAGACTTCAATTGTTTTGTTTTCCGGCCTGTAGCACACGGTTGAATTACCCGGCCCCCAAGCCTGAACACCCCAAGAAGATGTCTGTGAAAGGATTTTGATTGGCTCATAAATATCCACAGGCACATAGCCAACCTCATTGACTTTTAAGGAGGCAATATGCGAACGAATATGTTTTGCCCTTTGTCCATGGGGGTAGCGCGGGTCGTTTGTTTTTGACTTGACCTTTTGAGGCTTCAAAGAATGCTTGTCCACGATGCTCGCATCCCCAAGCACCTGCTGACCGTTGCCATCACCAAGATCAACGACAACGGCAAACTTGACCGGTAGCGCACCAAGCATTTTGATGGCGCGCTCCAATGTGGTTTTTTGTATCAGTTCCATTTTTTTCTCCTTAAAAGGGAATGTCGTCGTCCATGTCGTCAAAGCCGGAAGATGCGGCTTGCTTCTGGGCTTTGGCCGATTGGTTTGGCACATCGCCGCCTCTTGACTGCCATTCAGGAGATGCTGAAATCTTTTCGCGCAAGCTATTGCTGAACGAATTGAACAAATCCATATCTGGATTGGTGATTGAAAAAATTGCGGCAGGGTTATGCGGAACCGGCAACGTGTCTTTCAAGACCTTGGGGACTGGGTTCAAGTTGAGAATGTTGGTATATGTTTTGCCGTCTTTGCCTATTGCTGTTCCAACCGCAATCATTGCCCACTTACCCAAAACCTTACGGATGTCAAACCCGCGCAATTCCTCAGCATTAAACGCCTCACCGCGCCATGCCTGCAAATCGGCACGCAACGTTGCCTTGTCGCTCAAGCTCAGGGTGTAGTTCTTGGAGATTGACATTGGCTCCCCCTTTGGAGTCACCAGCGGCGCACCTTTGTCGTCTTCGCCGTGCACTTCAAACTGAAGCATGATCTTGTGTTGGTGTTTGAGTTCGCCATTGAATGTTGTTTTTTGCGTGCCCAAATCCACAATCCGGTAGCAACGGGCCATGTGTAGACCCGGTGGAACTGGTGTGAATGAAGAGCCGCCGCCGCTTTCAGACGCTATAAGAGACATGAGTGTTTCCTTTGGTGATGGTAAAAAAATGACCTTCCGGCATGCCGCATTCCATGCGGATCAACGCCCAGTCGGTCTTGGTAGCCGCGCCAGTCTCAGCCCTTTGCAGGGCCTCCTCTAACGCATGCATTCTTGAAAAATTCAAATCGCTCAATTCGCTGTCGTGTGATTTCATAGTTTTGTCAGTTTTGTCAGTTGATCAGGTAAGCAATTGCCAGCGCTACGCCGCCCAAAATCGCGGTGGCTATGGCCAACAAGCCAGCCCGATCAAAGTCAGACATAACTTTGGGCTTGGCTAGCAGGGCAGATTGCAAACGGTTTTGGTCGGAAACGTCGGGATCTTCGCGCATGTTAAACTCCTTTAATTTATGATACCACAAAAAGTTTTATAACCTTTTTTGAGGTAGTGTATCATAGCGACACAAATGGAGGTAATCGATGACTTTGGCAGAATATTTTAAAGATAAACCGAAAGGCGCTCAGTCCATGCTGGCCAAGCAATTGGAGATCAGCGTTACTTGGCTCTCGTTGGTTCGCGTTGGAAAAAAGCTTCCCAGCGCAAAATTGGCGGTCAAAATTGAAAAGGCAACTTTGATGGTTGTTAAACGATCTGACCTGCGACCTGATATATTTGGAAAAGCAAAATGAGGTGGCATAAGTTCGACATTGAAAAACACTACGAGCGGGCCGGGGGGCTATCGGTGGAGGATGACATGGCCTTGCGGCGTTTGATTGACATCTACTACCTGTACGAAGAGCCGCTGTCCGCGGATGTGCAAGAGCTAGCGGAGTCGATTGACCTGCCAAGCGCAAATTTGGCCTACCTGTTGGTAAAGTTTTTTGAGTTTGACGGAGAAGCAAACTGTTGGCGCGACCCGGAAATCGATCGCGACCTAATGAAGCGAATACATCAGCGAAAGACAAACCGCCGCCTTGCCTTGCTGGGCGGTAGACCCAAAAAACAACCTAAAAGCGCATGAACTACTTTCAATTCCACATTGGTGATTACAGAGCCGCCACAGCCCATCTTTCCAACGAAGAAGACTTGGCGTACCGTCGTCTCATTGAGATGTACTACGACACTGAAAAACCTATCCCATTGGATACCCAGTGGGTTGCCAAACGGTTGCGAGTGGATAGCGAAGTCGTTAAGGCGGTTTTGCAGGACATGTTCTGTCAGACAGAATCTGGGTGGTCGCACAAAAGGTGCGATTCGGTCATCGAGCAATACCATTCGATGGCAGAAAAAAACAGGGCAAATGGGCGGCTTGGCGGAAGAAAAAAGAACCCAGTGGCTACCGACTGGGAACCCATCGCTAAGGCAACCAATAACCATGAACCAATAACCAATAACCAATTAATTAAAGATGCTGGCGCATCTTTGGCGGAAACGAGGTTTCCACCTTGTCCACAACAGGCATTGATTGACCTTTGGAAAAAAAAACTGCCACACCTACCGCAACCCCGGGTTTGGGAGGGTGCCAGACAGGGCCATATGCGGGCACGATGGGTGCAAGCGGCCAAACCGTCCAGCTTCTCCAAAGACGGCTACAACACCATCCAGAGCGGTCTGGCGTGGTGGGAAAGCTTCTTTGCCTACATCGCGGATGACACGACGCTTTCGGCTGGCTACGAAACCCAAGGGCGCAGATGGGTGCCCGATCTGGTCTGGGTGGTGAACCCAACCAACTTCCAAAAAATCATTGACGGGAAATATCAAAAATGAGCTTTGAAAAACCAAACCTGAACAAGTTCGACCGCGACGAAAGCGAAACCAAATCTCTGATGTGTCAAGAGCCGGGTTGCAAAAGCCGGTGGTCAGTCAACATGGGCTGGCGCAAATGCTCCCAGCACGCATGGGGTAAGTCATCAGACTTCGGACTGAGTGCACCCAGCAAGGTTGTGTTCACTCAGCCGCCTGTGCGCCCGTACACAGAAGTCGATGACGAGATTTATTGATGAACCGGTATGAAGCAAACCAAATCCTCGACAAAGCCCGCGAGGGCCATCCTTGCTCAGAGGCTCGCGCCCTCCAATGTTTGTATATCACCGGAGACGCTGGAGTACATGCGCCAGTGCGAAGCGAGGGAGTGGATGATGAGGCATCGCCGGAAGATTGGCGAGGTCGGATCAGAAGCCGCGCAATTGTGGTGGGCAGGAGTAAAAAATGACATTGATAAGCGTCGAGGAGTTGGAGCGAGCGCTGAACTTGTTAAAAGAATGGAGGTCGAGCGTGCAAAGCGAAATAGTTCTACCGTGGCCACCAAGCGTTAACAAATATTGGCGGACGTATCAAGGGCGTATGTTGGTTAGCGAAGAGGGTCGCAACTACATAGCCACCGTTGCTGATCAGATTTTGTTGCAGGGGTTTCGAAAAAACAAAACGTACGAAAACAAAATCATCGTACAAATTCAAGCCTACCGGCCAGACGAAAGAAAGCGCGATCTTGACAACTTGTTTAAAGCTCCGCTTGACGCATTGGCCAAGGCGGGTGTTTACAAAGACGATAGTCAGATTGTTGACCTGCGAATCTTTTGGGCCAAAGAAAAAGGCGGAATGTTGAAAGTTTTAATAAGCGAGGTTGACGATGCACATAGTGATTAACGTGTTGCTGATTACGGGCTTGCTCGTTTGGTTGGTCGTACCAGTTTTGTTGGTCATTTTTGTATGGAGGAAAACATGACGAAAGAACGTGATCCGCACAAAGCGGTTGATTACATTTTGTTGCACGCCACAAAATTTGCTGAAGCAAAAGCGCGGCGCACTGAGCTTGAGTATTTCTCAAAATCATTGAAGGCAATTCTGATGAAGCAAAGCGGCGAGTCAAGTATTGCCGCGCAAGAGCGTGAGGCGTATGCCCATAAAGATTACGAGATTCATATAGCAGGCATCAAAGACGCTACCGCGATAGAAGAAAAGCTTCGCTGGGATCTAAAGGCCGCGGAATTACGCGTTGAAATTTGGCGCACAGAACAAGCTAATGCGCGACAAGAATTTAAGGCAACCGTATAAAAGAGGCGGAAATGATATTAGACCCAGAAGACGAAGCGTTCAACGAGATTGAACAACGGGCCAAGCAACGCAAGGAGGCTGTGAGAAAGTCTTTGAGTTTGGAGGATGCGAGACAGCAAATCCAAGCCATGACACAAGACCGATCAACACTTCTAGCTATTAACCCATATCGTGACCATGTGATTGAAGAGGTGGCGCAGGCCATTTTGAAGATGGAAGGCTTTGGTCAGGACACGCTGAACAGCTTTGCTATTTACATTCGAGGTTTGAAATGACACAAGTTGAAGGAGAACAAGCATGATTGAAGCAATGATGCAGGCATATCAATTGCTGTTGACCGAGCCGCATGCGCCAACAGTTTGTGACAAGCTTGAGGTTATTTTTCGCCGAGCGATTGCAGAGTTTGAAAGCCAAGAACAAAACTTCTGTTCACGATGCGGCAAACGCTCAAAGGACATTCACACTTGCACACCACCACAGCGCACAGAGCAAGAGCCACAGATTGCAATTAACGCTCAAGTCGTTGGCTATGTTGAGCCACAGCGCACATGGGTAGGGCTGACGCAAAATGAAATTAAGAGTTGCTGGTTGGGATACGAGGCCAGAGGCTACCCCCCAGAACGGGTAATGATGTTTTATAAATTGGTAGAGGTAATGTTAAAGGAGAAGAACACTTGATAAGCCGAATCATTTTTTGTGTGATGCTGGGTGTGATGGGATTGATTGGTTTGTTTCCTGCAACACAAGAGCCGCCCAAACCTTTGACAGGTGCGCAGATACAAATGAAAAGCAAGTTGCGGTCAATCAACACAATGTGCGAAAAACGCAAAAGCAAAAAACCAAACAAATTTTGTAACAGTCTAAAAAGGACAAAAAATGCATGAAATGATTTATGAGTTGGCGTTTTTTCTGGTTGGTGTCATTGTTGGCGCTGGTCTTTACCGGTTCAGCGACTACTACATCGTGGCCAAGATTTTGCAAAACCAAGCAAAAGATTTTCCGACCTTCACCAAAGAAGAGGTTTTAGAGGCGATTGCTCGGGAGGAGCAACATGCCGCGAAAACCAAGTGACATCACAGGCTCAAAAAAGCAAATTGCTGTGCGCGTTTCGGCGGGCCACGCGCTTGCGTTCAAACAGCTTGGTGGGTCGCAATGGCTCCGAAAGATTTTGTCTGACCATTTGAAAAGCCAGCATCAAAAAATACACGAGCCGGAAAAGATCAGCCAATGACCACGCTCAAAGAAAAAAAGCACATGAGCACGGTGGCTGAGTTGGGTTGCGCCGTATGCCGCCGTATGGGCTACCCGGGCACGCCCGCTGAGATCCACCACAAAAGGGCCGGAACCGGGGCCGGAAGGCGCTCAAGCCACATGGAGGTCATCCCACTATGCCCGGAGCACCACAGGGGCAAGACGGGCCTCCACGGGCTTGGCACAAAGGGATTTCCCAAGCATTGGGGGTTTGACGAGGACGATCTGCTGGCCGACGTTAACAGCCTGTTAACCGAGGGAATTTGATTAACCCCATGTTTTAGTAGGGTTTGTAATTGAGTCGATTAATTTAATGTTACACTTTTGCACCGACACAGCATTTTGCACAGTCGGTTAACAGCGAAGGCAACATCATGAAAAACGACTTAAACATCTCCGAAATCGACAAGCTTGGCGAATTGCTGGCCCAGATCAAAGATCTGACCGAGCAGGCCGACAAAATCAAAGACGAAATCAAAGAAGCTGGCGCTGACGGCCTGCTGGCTGTGGACGACGAGGGCGTTCGTTTTGTCGAAGGCAGTCTCTTCCGCGCCGTTTACATCGAGTCCAACCAATCGAGGTTTGACAGCAAGAAATTCATCGCCAAGTTTGGCGCAGACGTGTACGCCGAGTACACCAAAACATCCGCTTATTTCAGCGTCAAAGTCACCGCACGTTAATCAGGGGAACGATCATGAACCAGCAAGAATTTAACAAAGCAGTGGAGGCCGACATACAGGCCCTGTTGCACACAAAGCAAGCCGCCACCATCAACGTGTACGACGCTATCAGCATCATCGAGGGTGACGTTGAAAGCACCGAAGAAGAGGCGCTGGCCGCATGGCAACACCTGCTTGACACTGGCGTTGTGTGGCGTTTGCAGGGCTACTACCAACGCCAGA